ACACCAATTTATGAACACTTGATGAACAGTCGTGGTGGTTATAATGCCTTGCGTATAGCGCAAGAGGTCAAGGAAGATCCTAAAGCACAAAAATATCTCAAAGAGAGTTTATTAGCGATAATAAACAAACTCCAATAATAAGGAGAATCACATGTTGGATGCGTTAAAACAATTATTTGAAAACAATGTGATTTCAGAAGAGATCAAAGAGTCAATCGAAGCAGCTTGGGATTCAAAAATCAATGAAGCCCGTGAAGAAGTTGCACATCAATTACGCGAAGAATTTGCTCAAAAATATGAGCACGATAAAGGTGTAATGGTCGAAGCTATCGATAAGATGGTGACAGATCAATTATCATCGGAAATCGTTGAATTTGCTGAAGATCGTAAGGCACTAGCTGAAATGAAAGTTAAGCTAGCTCAAGAAAAGAAGAAGACAGCGGCAGTAATGAAGGAATTCGTTACACGTCAACTAGCTTCAGAAGTTACTGAGTTGCACGAAGATCAAGTAGTTATGGCTACTAAATTTGGTAAGTTAGAACAATTCGTTGTAGAAGCTCTTGCTCAAGAAATTACAGAATTTTACAAAGATAAACAAGATTTGGCAGAAACCAAAGTACGTTTGATCCGTGAAGGAAAAGACCAACTAGCTAAGGTAAAAGCCCAATTTGTACAGCGTGCCGCAGAGAAAGTCGAGCAAGTTGTTAGTGAAGGACTACGTTCTGAACTACACAGCTTGAAAGAAGACATCGATGCTGCTCGTCGTAACGACTTTGGACGTAAACTATTTGAAGCATTCGCTAGCGAATATCAAACTAGTTACCTAAGCGAAAAGTCCGAGACTGCAAAATTACTCAAGGTTATAGACCTGAAAGAGTTAGCTGTATCAGAAGCTCAACAAGCTGCTGAAGAAGCTGCCGCTCTACTAGAAAGTAAGGAAGCAGAAATTGCGTCTTTGAAAGAAGCGCAAGAAAGAAAAACAATCATGAACGAGTTACTTGCTCCGTTAAATTCAGAGCAACGTGAAATCATGGGTGAGTTAATGGAGAGCGTAAAGACTACTAAACTTAACGAAAGTTTTGAAAAGTACCTTCCAGCTGTAATTGCTGGTAATGCTCCGCAGAAGAAACAGGCACTATTAGAGGCTAAAGAAATAACCGGAAATAAGATTTCCAACACCAAACATAGCAGCGAAGCCGAAGGCAATATCATTGATATTCGTCGTCTAGCTGGACTAAAATTCTAAGGAGAATATTAAATGTCAGAACTATTAAACGGACGTTGGGCAGAAACTAAGGAAGCCCTATTAGAAGGCTTGCAAGGCACAAAAAAATCAGTAATGGGTGTAACACTTGAAAATACTCGTAAGTATTTGATGGAAAGTCCAACTGCTGGTGCTACTTCTGCTGGTAACGTTGCAACATTAAACCGCGTGATTCTTCCAGTAATCCGTCGCGTCATGCCAACTGTTATTGCTAACGAGTTGCTAGGCGTACAACCAATGACTGGCCCTGTAGGTCAAATTCACACTCTACGTGTTCGTTACGCAGATAACTTTACTGGATCTGGTAGCCCAAGTACAGTAGCAGGTGAAGAGGCTCTATCACCATTCAAGATTGCTGAAGGTTACTCAGGTAACTCAACAGGCAAAGCTGGTGCAACAGCTTCATTTGAAGGCCAACCTGGTAACAGACTAAGCATTCAAATCTTGAAACAAACAGTTGAAGCTAAGACACGTAAATTGTCAGCTCGCTGGACATTTGAATCTGCACAAGATGCTCAAGCCCAACAAGGTATTGATATCGAAGCAGAAGTAATGGCTGCATTAGCTCAAGAAATTACAGCTGAAATCGACCAAGAAATCTTAGCTTCATTGCTATCATTGGCTGGTTCTTCAATTGAAACTTTTGACCAAGCAGCAGTTTCAGGAACAGCAACATTCGTAGGTGATGAGCATGCTGCTCTAGCAGTTCAAATCAACCGCGTTGCTAACTTGATCGCTCAACGTACACGTCGTGGCGCTGGTAACTGGGCTGTTGTAAGTCCATTTGCTTTAACAATTCTACAATCTGCTACTACTAGCGCATTTGCTCGTACAACAGAAGGTACTTTTGAAGCTCCTACTAACACCAAGTTCGTTGGTACATTAAACAATGCAATGAAAGTTTATGTTAACTCATATGCTTCAGATGCAACTGATGTATTGATCGGTTACAAAGGTGCTAGCGAAAGCGATGCAGCAGCGTTCTATTGCCCATACATTCCATTGATGAGCAGTGGCGTTGTTTTAGATCCAACAACATTCGAACCAGTCGTATCATTCATGACACGTTATGGCTATGTTGAATTGTCAAATACAGCTTCATCTCTAGGTAACGCAGCTGACTACCTAGGTCGTGTAGCTATTGCAAACGTTAAATTCAGTTAATCTGTTTTTAATAATGACACATGCGAAAGGGCTCTTAGGAGCCCTTTTTCATTGTGTGCTAAATACAAAGTATGGCTCACAATGGTGTGAGTTTTATGCGGAAATCCAACCGCGTATCGGCCTAGAACGCCGTGTTTTCTATAAGGAGAAACAAAATGGGACGTCCTTTAAATAAGAAATATTTTGGTAATCGTAACTTAGGCGCTACAGGTACAGATACTTCAGCAGATGCTGGTATTGGTGGTCAGGCAGTTGGCAGCGTAGCATTAGGCGGTACTAATAACTCAACAGGTTTTACCAACGGTTCAACTTCACAAGCAACATTTTCAGCTCCAACTATTGCCAACGGTGTAACAGCTACTGGTACAGTAGTAACTTATGCAGCTGGCGCATTGACTAATGCAACAACATATACAACAGCAAGCGGTACAAAAGCAGCCGCAAACATTACAAGTAAAACTGTTACTGTAAAATCAACAAGTGGTTCTGGTACTGGTGCTACATTCAGTATTACAACAACTGGTGGCGCAGCTTCATACAGTCTTGGTTCTAACGTAACTGTTACTTTAGTGGCCGCAGGTTCTGGTTATGCAACAACTAACACTATCACTATCGATGGTGCTGACATGGGCGGTGTAACTTCAACAAACGATTTTACATTTACTCTAGCAACATTTGTTGCCACAAGTGGTACAATTTCAAGTATCACTATTACTAACAAGGGTTCTGGTTATACATCAGCACCAACATTGACATTAACAACAGGCACAAAAGGTACATTAACTGTAACTCCAGCACTAGCACCTGATACTGGTAACGTTGGCAGCTCAACATATCGTGAAAATGCTATTATTGCGTATGCATATATCAGCGGCTCACTACGTGAAGTTGATATTGTTGAACAAATTTCAAGTAAGCGTTACAAAGTCAGCTATGGTGGAAACAACTACATTGCACGTATCCGTTATGATGCAGTTGCTGATGGAACATACGGTTACACAGCAGCCCAAGGTTACGAATTAAATATCGTTGCCCTTGACAGTGCCGGTGGTTCTTATCTAGTTCGCAAGCTATATGGTCGTACATGTACATTAAATCCAGTGGCTATTTCACGTTTAAGTGCTTCAGCAGGCTCAGCAATTTCCGCTGGTGTTCAAACCAAATGGTCATTTGCTTCAGCAACAACTGGTGTTGTACAAATCGAAAACGCTTAATTAGGCATGGGGGCTCCGGCCCCCTAACTTAAGGATAAAGAATGTCAAGAGTACTTAAAGTCAGTGAAGGCAATTATCGAGTAACGGTCCAGAACGGTGGTGATATCACCTTGGATGCAACTCCGGCAGGTACTATTACAGTCATTGGTAACCTAAATGTAACAGGTTCAACAACTACGGTATCGTCAACTAACACAAATTTAGCTGATAATATTTTACTACTCAATCAAGGTCAAACTGGTAATGGTATTAGTAGCACAGCTGGCTATACTTCAGGTATTGAAGTAGCACGTGGTAACTATTCAAATGCTCAGTGGTTATTTAATGAAACACTATCTCACTGGGATTCAACACCGTTATCTTTAACAGCAACAGCAACAGCCAGTACTGGAAATTTAATAACATTAAGTTCAGTATTAACATTATCACCAGGTGCTACAGTTGTGTTTAGCGGTGCTGTGTTTGGTAATGTGCAATCAAGTCAAACATATTTTATTTTATCAGTAAGCGGTAATCAAGTTACTATCAGTACACAATACGGTGGAAGTGTATTTGCACTTGCTAGTGCTACTGGTTCTATGACAGCAACAATTACAGGTCGTCCATCATTAGGTGCATGGCAAGGCCGCACAAAAGATCTAGTATTAACTGGAGTTGTAGCAGCGTCTATTGGTACTACAGCAGGTAGTGACCTTGCATTTGACATGCAGAACGCAGGCAGTCATGTGGTAGTAGTTAATGCTCCTACTTATGAAACTACAATTACAAATCCACAAACACTAGTTACAAAACTGTTTGTTCAAAACTATGTCGGTGCTTCAGCATTAAATCCTGGGCAAGCAGACGTTACAACTATCTACTATAGTCCAAATAATGCAGTAACTATTAATAGTCGAGCAACAGCAACTAGCAGTAGTATACAATTTTTTATCAATGAAGTAGCAAGGGCACAGATTACTAATTCTGGTCTAACTGTTGATAACGTAAACACTTATCAAAACACTATACAAAATACAGCAGCAAATCGTAATCTTGTACTAACATCAGTAAATACTAACGTTGAAATTAACGGCATTCTTAACTTAGATGACACTAGCACTAGTCCAACACTAGCCAGCGGCACTAGCAAGATTTATTCAAAAGCCGGACTTGGTCCTACAGCTGGTAAGACTGGATTATATTTTACAAATCAAGTGTCAAGTGATGAACTTGTATCTAAGAATAGATCATTACTGTTTAGTATTTTATTTTAAGGAATAACAATGGCAATCCAAAATCAAGCAATTGGAACAGGCAACACTACAATTTTCACCAGTAGCAACTCTAATGGTGATGCTATCACTACGGTCATAGTTTGTAATACTGTTGTATTTGATCCAGCAAATCCTTTAACCGGATTATCATATCTATACCTATATGCAGTACCAAGCGGTGCAACTGTTGGACTAAGTTCACAATTAATTGTTAACAAACTACCAATACCTGCAGGCGAAACAGTTAGTTTTGATCAAGAAAAAATGGTATTGGCCAATGGTGATAAACTAGTGGCAAAAAGCGACACAACAAACTTAACAGCAACAGTAAGTAACTTACCAGTATAATGAGATACCTTAGACAACAACAATTAAATCGTAGAGCGATTTTTGACAGTCGTATGTATGTAGATATGACTGACAGTATTGTTATGAACACTACCAACAATATGTTAATGCCAAGCGGCACTACAGCTCAACGTCCAGTCAGCCCAGTAGTTGGCATGATGCGCTACAATACTGATTCTAATGAAGTTGAGATTTACGAAGGTTCAAGTGCAACATGGCGCAATGTTCGCTATAAAGAATCAGGACAGATAACACAACAGACTCTAGGTAATCTTGATGGCTATACAGCCTACTACGGTCCGTTAAATCCAGCTCCACCAGCAAGTAATAAAATTGCCAACGGTGCTACTTGGTCAGGTTCTAATATATTTGTTTATATTGAAAATGTTCCGCAGCTTTATACATCAAACTATACTCTAACTCAAAATCCAGTAGCAACAGTAGCAACAACAACTACAGTGAGTAGCGGAACTACACTAACATTTGGTATTAGTGGAAGTCAAGCAACAAAAGTGATTCCTCAGGGATCTATAGTTACAGGTAGTGCAAGTCTTCAAGCTAACACAGTAGTAACAGTGAACAGTGACTACACTATAGCACTAAGCAAATCAATTACTGGCACGATTAGTAGCGGTACAACATTAACATTCACTGCGGTATCAGGCTGGTATATAACATTTAATGTTGACTCAATTGAATATATTGGATTGGTAGGTAAACCAGTAACAGCATTGATCGGTTTTGATCAATAAGGAGTAGCAGATGTCAGCTGCAATGGGGCGAATCAGCGGCAACTTACTAGCTAACAATCTCACACGCAACGGTGTTGATTTAAAGTTTAGTAACACTGGTATCAGCGATACCGTATTATATCTCGGTGGCGCAAATAATCGTAAAATTGGTATTGGTAGCGAAAGCCCACTCAGCGAACTTTATGTTTATAATGCCAGCGGTAGTAATGTCAACAGTACAAATTTCTTAGTAGATACCCTTTCAACATTCCAAAATAACTGGACTGTTACAGCCAACACAATTTCATATCCTCTCGGTACTCTTAATATTGTACCAAGCCCAGCCGCTGCTACAGTAACAGATATTAGCAGTACCAATAGCACCATTGTCAATACAGGTAATGCACTTTATAATGTAAGTGAACCTAGTGCAAATCCAGATTATGGCAGTGTGGCATTCACGGGCACAAATTCATTATCAATAGTTTCTGCTGATGCTCTAAGTTTAGGGGTTGTTGCATACACTGTTGAAGGATGGTTCTATTATGGTGCAGTTCCGACTGGCGGATTTTTATTCGGTAAGTGGGATGATACTTTAGGGTTAGAGTATGGATTAAGAGTTACTTCTGCTGTGCAGATGACTTGGTATAATAAAAACTCTAGTAATGGCAATGGAGTAACTATTGCATTTAATAGTCCACCGGCTAACGCATGGCATCACTTTGCCGCAGTTCGTTCAGGTAATACCGTTACTGTTTTCATTGATGGTGTTAGTACTGCAACTGCAACCTACGGCGGAACACAAAAAGTTAACTCCGGGGCGCCATTTACGATTGGCGGTCGTAACAGTAATACTAACAATATAACCGCTTATATTACCTACGTTCGTGTAGTTCCCGGAAAAGCATTATACACTGCAAATTTTACACCACCATTGCAACCTACAGCAGTCAGTGGAACCACTTTTTTGCTTCAAGCAAAAGGTCCTACAGGGATTGTTTCGTCAACTGGCATACAAGGCGGCGATGTTGCTATCTACGGTCCTACAAATACAATTCAAAGCGGTGGTGCCGCAACCTATCCGTCGTCAACACCTGATCAAGATTTAAATTTTAGTCCTATAGGAACATTTACCGCAACTTTAACAAATCCTTCAGGCAACTTAATTACCCTAAGTCAAAATACAAATACAATAGTAGCTGGATATCCTATTATATTCTCAGGTACTGCATTTGGCAATATTGTATTAGGATACAAATATTATGTTTACGAAGTAGTAGATACTAGTCATATAACAATTACTGATCAGATTGGCGGCGGCGTATTTACAGTTAGTAGTGACGCTGGCACTATGACAGCTAAAGTATACGGGGTCATGTCACTAACAGCACCTAGTAGTACAATCTATGGCAGCATGCACTCTACTGGCGACATTACTCTAGACGGTAATATTGCATTGGGTATTGTCAGTCTGAACGGTATCAACAGTAGTTTAATTCCACCGGCATGGCACTATGTTGCTACTGGCAGCGCACAGTTCAGCGGCAGCAATAGTTTATCAATTGCAACTAATACAGCATTTGGATTTGCACTTAATGACTTCACACTCGAAGGATGGTATTATCATACCTCTGGTAGTTCAAATCATCGACTATTTGATTTTAGAACAACTGAACCTAATGTAGCACCAATGCTAGGCGTTGGTAGTAGCAATCAAATTTACTATTTTGTAAACGGCCTTAACAGAATTATTGGGTCTACACTTGCACTAAACACATGGACTCACATTGCTCTAGTAAGGGCAAGCGGTATAACCAAATTGTATGTTAACGGAACACAATCCGGTTCAGCGTACACAGATGTAAACAATTACGGCACTACAAATCCCCTACGTATTGGTACAGATTATCAAGGCTCTAACGGATACGTTGGTTCAATGGCCAGTGTACGAGTTGTTAGCGGTACTGCTGTATACACTGGATCATTTACTCCGTCAACGGTTCCGTTAACCGCAATTACAAATACACAATTATTATTACTAGCCACAGTTGATCAAGCAATAACTACCGATAGCAGTACAAATAATCTTGCAGTAACTAATAATAGTTCAGTAACGTATAATGCAATAACACCATTTACGGGCACTAACAATGTTATTACCAGTGTTCAAACATACCAAATAGGTAATAGTAGTACCTTATGGAGAAATACATATTTTGGAACAACCTACGGAAGTTATAATGTAAGTAATGTGTCTGTTAATGGTTCTACAAATACTATTTCAAATACAGCACCCAATACTGACCTAACATTAAAAGCCAACGGTACTGGTGGACTGTTTGTAGTCGATTTAAGATTTAGTCAAAATGATATTAAAAATATCAAAGCTAATCCAGCAAATGATGCAGAAAGCAGTATTACCCTAGTTCCAAACGGCACTGGAATTTTTAGTATTACTGGTACGAATGCAGTTCAATTAGCCTACGGTAACGATTACAATCCTTTTACAATTTCAGCTCCAGCAAGTGTAGCAGGAAACTCAGCATCATGGCCGTACAATATACCTACTCTTAACGGTGCAGTCGGCTCTTGGTCAGGCACAGGTACTAGCATAGATGGAGTTACTCTGTATGTAACATCATATCAAAAAGCTGCTGCCTTTTATAGTGACAGCGGCCATTTTATCCCTTACACTGTTCCAGTAGGTCTAGCAAACAGCCCAGGTACATTTAGTTATATCAGCAAGACAGGCCGCACTCTATCTCAAAACGGTGAAATTCGCTTAAACAGTAAGTATAATATCTATGAAGGTTATCAGCCCAGCGGACTAGTTAGTTTTACTAACCTATGGGATACCAGTAGAACAACCTATGTTACTCCTGAACTGACCCCGGGGCTTGCAGATAATACTCTGAGATTTACAGCAGGCGGCAATTTAATAGCTAGTGTAGATACTAGCAAAATGTATGTGAGTGCATTAGCTACTGGTAAGGTAGGATCTTTTGGAATTCCATCAGTTACCTTTACTGATAATAAATTAGCAATTGGCACTGCGAACGTTACATTTAGTCCGGCAAGCGGTAATGTTAATCTTAATACAGGCGCATCCTCGCAGTTGGTACTTAGTGGTAGTACTATTCCTAACACATTAAACACTGCATTTAGTGTTGGTGCTACAGGAACAGGTTATGTTAAGTTCACTGGCAAAGGCGGTATAGTAATTCCCTACGGTGACGATTCGGCACGCCCTGTTAATCCAGAACAGGGTACAGCACGATACAGCACAACAGCAACCGCAGGAGAAATTTTCTCTGCTACTAACGGGTGGATACCTATTTCAGGTATTAGCCCTGTGCTTAGTTCAGACCAAGTCTATGAAGTTATGGAGTTTTGGTCTCTAGTTTTGGGCTGATAAACAAGCCCAAAAATTCAAAACAGCTAAATACTAGTACTGCAAAAACTGACCAAGTTCTTGCGATATTCAACAGTGGTAAACCCGCTAAGAGCCCTTAGGGATGAGGAAGACAGGTAACTCTAGATTCCAAATGTGGTTAACCGTGAAACACGGGGTCTATTGGAGAGCGCATGGCTGCTGTTGGTCGAATTACAGGTCCGCTCTTAAAGAATAACCTCACACGTAATGGTGTGCCGTTAGCCTTTGAGACGAACTTACTTTATCTTGATGTTGTCAACTCTCGCGTTGGTATCAACACTGCTTCTCCTACGAATGACCTTACCGTAAACGGTACAACCCGCACAACAAATTTAACAGTTCCTGGTACAAGTACACTAGGCACTATCAGCTTTTCAAGTAATAATCTTACCAGCACTAACTCAATATTAAATCTAAGTGCCAACGGCGGAACTAGTCCTGTAGTCTATCAAACTACACTTCAAGTTGGACAAATTCAGTTATCTAATAATACTATCAGTACATTAGGTACTCAAACATTAATTAATATTGCAGCTTCTGGTACTGGTAATATTAATCTAAACGGACCTACTACAGTTAATGGTAGCCTACACGTAACAGGAAATATTACTGCTGACGGTAATATTCAACTTGGTGCAACATTTACTATCTTGGCGTCAGGTAATTACGGTGAATACACAATCACAGTGGCCAGCGCCGCAGGTATTAATGTAGGTTATTATGTTACAGGTACAGGTATTGGAGTTGGCGCAGTTGTTACTGTTATTAACGGTAACGTACTAACTCTTAGTCAGTCAAATACATCAGCAATTAGTAATCTAGTAACAGTACAGGCAAACGTAACAGTTAGTTTTACCGGCGAAGTTGCTAGTAACCTAATACCACTGACTACCAACAGATACGATATTGGTGGTTCAAATGCGTTATGGCGTTATCTGTATGCTGAAACAATCAATGCAGGTGTAGCAAATATTGGAAATGTTACAATCAGCGGTAACACTATTACTACCAGTGTGCCTAACAGTGACTTTACACTACAAACAAACGGAACAGGCGGAGTAGTTCTAGGTAATTTGAAGATTACAGGCAGTACAATTACCGATACAGTTGCAGATACAAATATTACGCTAACTCCGCAGGGATTAGGTACTGTTGTAATTAACAGTACAACAAGTTTACAAATTCCATCAGGTACAGATCTACAACGTCCAGCTAGTCCTGTGGCTGGCCAAATTCGTTATAATACTGATCGATCACGCTATGAAGGCTATACTAGCGGACAATGGTTACAGCTAGGCGGCGTTATCAGCAATGACGGAGCAACTCGCATTACACCTGAGCTAACTCCAGGTACAGCTGATAACACAATAAGATTTTATAATAATAATGCAATAACAGTTACTATTGATAATACTAAACTGTATACTCCAACTATACAAACAAGTAATTTACAGGTAACCAACTCAACAATTTCTAGCTTGTCGGCTGGAACAGATATTAATATTACTACAACTGGTACCGGTGGTGTAGTATTAGGTAATTTAAGGTACTATCAAAACAGCCTTACAAATATTCAATCAGGCGGCGTTACACTCTTTAGCCAAACAGGTACAGGTTATGTAAAACTTGCAGGTACTAACGGAGTAGTTTTACCAGTAGGTAATTCGACTACTGATAGACCGGTTGTATATGAAATAGGTATGATTCGATTTAACACCGATTCGCAGTATGTGGAAGTTTGGAACGGTACAGCATGGACATCAGTTGCAGGTACTAGCGCAGGTGTTACTGCGGCAACAGCACAAGACATCGGCATCGCAATAGCGATATCATTAGGATAAGACAATGGCAACAACATTTGGTAACGCTTTATTTCCGTCAATCGGACCAACAGCAACAGTAACTACAACTGCTACTTCAAGTACATCTAGTGGAATAGTATTAACCAGCATTGTTGGATTAATTCCAGGAATGCCTATTACATTCTCAGGTGTAACAGCATTTGGTGGCATTACACTAAATCAGCAATACTATATCACTGCTATTAACTCAACAAATAGTTCAGTAACAGTGAGCATACAGTCTGGTGGTAGTAATATTACAACAGTAACAGGAACAGGTTCATTAACAGCCACTATCGTTGGCGCAACAACAATTATATCATCGGCAGCTAATGCAAGAATTACTGTTGTGGGTTTAACTTTAACAAACACAACTCCTAATCTTGTACAGGCAACAGTATATTTGATAGATGGAACTAGCAATAATAAGGCAGCTAGCTATGCGTATGGCATTACTATTCCAGCTAATCAAAGTTTAAAATTAATCAACGGCGGCGAAAAACTAGTATTAGGACCAAGTATGTCAGTCAATGTTACTAGTTCAATAGCAAGCAGTATCGACTGCGTTGGCAGTTACGTAACGATACAATAACAAGGAATAGATCATGGCAGGTACTCCATTTTACGCAGGCGAATTTAATCAACAAGATAATTTAGGAACAGGTAATCCTAGATTTTTCTACGCCTTACGCAGAACACAAGACGGCGGTCTTTATTTTGATAAAATTGATCAGTTGACCAGTAACGAAGGTATTAGCATTAACGTAGCAGGCCCGGCTGAAAATAACTTTGAAGCATTTGAGTGGGGTGTTGATTTCTTTGACGGACGTTTAGCATCCGATCACAGCCGCCCATATCCAAATTTAAACTTTGATCAATATCGATGGGATCAAAGAAATATGTATTATTACATTAATAGTGCCGGAGTATTAGTAGCTAGAGTAAATCAGACTTATAACTACAATACCGCAACAACAACATACAATTACGTTAGTTAATTTTACTAAAAATCTATATTGATAAGTAACTAATAAGACAGGAATTTAATATGCCAGAGTTTAGAATAAGTAGTTTACGATACAGTTATAAAGGTGCTTGGCAAGCAAGTACCTCTTACACCACTGATAATATTGTTACCTATCAAGGTAATACGTATGTTTGTCAAGCTGTTCATACTTCAACTTCAAGTTTCAACACAGACCTAAACACTGTTGTTGTTATCAGCGGCCTTAACTACAACATCTGGTTGCTGTTAGTACCTGGACATATTTGGCAGAAAAATTGGACACCTAGCACTTATTATTTTACTAATAATATTGTTTTATATCACGGTGCTCTTTACACCTGTACAACTCAGCATACCAGTACTTCGTCGTTTGATGTAACTAAGTTTAGCATACTTGCTACCTTGGCAAACTGGAATAATGTTTGGACTACCGGCACAATTTATGCAATTGGCGATGTAGTCAAGTACGGTGGTATTGTTTATAGTTGCGCAACAGCACATACCTCGGCTGCCACAGCAGTACTAGGCCTCGAAGCTAATATTGCCAACTGGATTGTTGTTGATAACGGTATTCAATATACTGGTGCATGGACCGCTAGTAGACGTTACAAGGCTAATGATCTTGTAAAATTAAATGCTGACGTTTATATTTGTTCAACATACCATACATCAACTTCAACATTTGATCCAACTAAGTTTACACTATATCTACCAGGCGAGCAATATAGCAACACATGGGATGCCGCGGTAGTATATCAACCAGGTGATGTAGTTAAATACGGCGGTTATGATTACGTAGGTGTTACAAATAACAACACTAATAATGTTCCATCGACTGATGCAACAGATTGGACACTGCTAACGCAGGGTTATGAATTTATGAATGACTGGTCATCATCGGTCAATTATAAAGTTGGTGATGTTGTAAGAAGAAGCGGTCAATTAGTTGTTGCAACTGTTGACCATTCAGGGCAAGATCCTGTAGCCTACGGTGTTACTACAACATACACAGCTTCCGGTAGTTCAGGTACAACATTAAAAGTAGCAGTTACAACTGGTATCACACCGGGAATGTATATTCAAGGTGTTGGTTTCAATGCAGGACAAACTGTTCTAAGAGTTGTAAGTTTTGGAACGCTACTAATCAGTGCGGCACCAAACGCAACACCAGTTGATGGCCAAACAATTTCCTTCCAAGGTATCAATCCTTTATTTTGGTCAGTCTCTGTACCAGGTACTGCTTGGAAAAATCGTTGGGCTGTAGGTACATCATACGCCATCGGCGATATCGCAGTTTGGCAAAATGCAACATATCGTTGCACACGTAGTCATGCGGCACTAAGCGGTAATAGACCAGATTTAGACACTACAAACACATACTGGGTTACTCTAGTACTACACGCAAGACACAATGCCGGTAATACTACAGGCGATTTAACCTATGCTGACTACAACGCTCAACAACAAATTGTAAACGTTGCGTTACCTATTGGTCCAGAAGGACAAGAACTAAGAGCTAGTGTACAGGCAGATGGTTCTATTGTACCTAAATGGAATCAGATTAATCAATCAACTAACGTATTTTATGTTGCTACTACTGGTATAGACAACTATGTAACTAACGGTACGACCCAAGATACCCCATTTAAAACTATCAAGTATGCTTGTGATTTTATAGGTAAAGGCGCATTTAATCGTAATGCAACTTCCTTATTAACACTTAATAAAGAATGGATTGCACAAGAAGTCTATAACTTCATGGTGTATCAGTCAGCTAACAACATATATCCGTTTACTTCTAGCTATATCACCGATCCCGTTAAGACTCCACGTGATATACGACTAATTGTTGATGCAGTTATTAACGATTTAGGACGCGGAGGTAATAGTCAGAGTATTGCCGCTGCTAAATCTTATTTTAATCAAGAAAATCAGGATCTATGGTATAATACTGCGGTTGGTCTTGATTCAACTTATTATATTCCTGCATTAAATTATTTAAAAACTCTGTTAGACAGTGCTGTAAATCAATCAGCCCCAGCAAGTAATTACCAAACACTGAACGGAGTATCACAAAAGGTCAATCAAACAGTTGGACAAACTAACTCCGAAGCTGGTGCAGTTGCTACTGTAGATACACTAGTTGGTTATGTTATAACAGCAATTACAAATGCTACTGGTAATAACTTGCCAGTACCTAATACTGGATTATCATGCACAGTATTTGTTAAGACCGGCACATATCCAGAAACATTACCGATTGTTGTTCCAGAAACATGCGCTATTGTCGGCGACGAACTACGCGGTACTGTTGTGCAACCTAAATTAATTATTAATACAACAATATCAGCATCTGCTAGCGGAACTAATAAATTTACAGCAGCATCAACTGCCGGCATGTATGATCGTTGCCCGGTACAGTTTGTAACTAGCAACCCAGACACTCCATTAAATATAGTTCCATTTGAAATTGTAGCAACAGCATTTACTGGATTTGTTACAGGAACAACATTAACAGTTACAGAAGTCACTAAAGGTACACTACAATCTGGATTTACTCTAGTAGCCCCGGGATTAGTAATTGGTACAAAACTTACCGGACAACTAAGCAGTACAGAAACAGCTAATGCACCTAACGGCAAGGGAACATACAGTCTAAGCGGAGATATGCAAAATTTAGCGCAAACTGTGTTTACTGGCGGTACAATGACCGCAGGTCAAACATACTATGTAATTGGTGCTACATTAACATCAACAACATTCCAAGTCAGTGCCACACCAGGCGGCGCCGCTGTGCAACTAGTAGGCGGCACTGGTCTAATGCAAGTATTTGGTGGTGATGCTATTCAAGATATGTTCCGTATGCGTAATGCAACTGGCCTGCGTAATATGACATTTGTAGGCAAGCTAGGAACCTTAACAGCAGCCAACACATTTGGAACACAACGTCCAACTGGTGGTTCGTATGTTGCTCTAGATCCAGGTACTGGTCCTAACGATACAAATGCATGGATTATTCGTCGATCACCATATATTCAAAACGTAACAACATTTGGTATTGGTTGTACAGGATTTAAAATTGACGGTAGTTTACACAACGGTGGTAATAAGTCAATGGTGTCTAATGACTTTACACAAATTATTCAAGACGGTATTGGTGTTTGGTGTATAGGAACAGGTGCATTAACTGAGTGTATCTCTGTGTTCTCATACTATTCATATTGCGCCTACTATGCTGAAGCAGGCGGTAAGATACGTGCTGCCAATGGTAACTCATCATACGGAGTATATGGAGCCATTGCTGAAGGATATGATACTACAGAAAGTCCTATTACGGGTAAGGTTTATAACCGATTCTTTGGTGCTACTGCCACTGTTCAAAGTGCGTTTGGTGCCAATGCTAATCTATTGAGCATTACATATCAAAACTCAGGACAACAATATACTCAAGCAACTACTAACTTGATCAAATATAGTGGAAACTATCTTGGACAGTTTAGCAGCCAGCAATGGAAAGATACTAACGATATTCCAACATTATCAAGTCCTAAATTATTATTACAGATTAATCAAACAAGCCCTGACGGAAATGTTAATGCTTGGACTGCATCAAGTTTTGATTCTAGTATCGGTATTGCACAAACAGTGACAATTCCAACAACTGGCGGATCATATGCAGCAGTAGGTGTTGTTAATATAGCAAGTTCCGGAGTCGGCGCATTGTTCAATGTGTCAGTGAGTGCTACTGCATTTACTGTAACATTAAACTTTGCTGGTGCACCTAACGCAGGATATTCTATAGGCGACACTTTTAAAATTCTTGGTAGCTCAGTAGGTGGCTTAGATAACGTACACGATATTATTATCACAGTGAGTACCTTGACTGCAAGTGCCAGTTCAATTGCAACATTTACATACGGTGGCGCAGTGCCTAGCGGCGCCGCAATGAATTATGTTCTTAGTCAATACATCTATCAAGGAACAAGTCCAACTGTTAATCTAACAGCTACATTTGGTTCATCATACGTATCTGGAATTACATATAATTTTGCAGCCAATACAGTTACACCATTCTCAACAGGTGGCGGATTTACTCCAATAACATATGGAGTTGTAAATCAAAATAACGGTTGGTTTAGAATTTGGTTTGCAGCATACGACCCATCAGCTGCACAAACAACATTGAAATTCACAATCTACCCAAGTGCTGTAAATAGCCAGACTACTAAGTTATACGGTTCACAACTAGAAAGAAATACCACTTCGCTAGGATTTTATCTAACAACAAATGATAATACGTTTACTGCATTTGCAGACTATATTATCACAGGTGCTGGTAATTCAGTTCAGACAGTGGGTGAAGAATTGAGAACTAACGGGGTATTCCAAACACGTCAAACTGATCCAGGTACTGGAGTTGGCGGTCAAGGATATCTAACAGCCAGTAACGATGCGCAAGCTGGTACAGTACAGTATGTAACATTGTCACAAGCAGATAGTAATCAACCAACTAACTATGTTGGTATGCGTGTGTTTATTAACTCTGGCACAGGTGCTGGACAATATGGATATATTTCAAACTACAATGTAACAACAAAAAATGCGTATGTCTTGAAAGAGTCATTTACAAACTTACAAGTCACGGCTACCAGTAGTTTAAATAATTATCTAACATTGGCCGCTGGATCAAGTTTAGGTCAACTATATGTAGGACAGCCAATACAATTCATTCCAACATATTATACAACTACAGTAACAGCATCTAGTCAAACAACCATAGCAATTACATCAAGTCAAGGTGGCAGCGGAGGCGGCTCCGGTCAACCAAACTGTTTCTATACATCAAATACTGCTCAACTTACTGTTGGTATGCCTGTACAGTTTACCGGTAATACTTTTGGTGGTGTTATTACAAACTATCAATATTATGTATCAGCAATAGTTGACAGTAATAATTTCCAGGTAGCAGTAACACTGGCACTAGTTCCAATTAGTCTAAGCACAGTAGCTAGTGGTAGCATGGGCATGGCAATTCCAGGCGGAACTAATTATCTAACTGCTACATCAACAGCAAACATGACACCATGTATGCCAGTACAGTTTACTGGTTCAACTCTTGGCGGTGGCAATATTACTAACGGTACTATCTACTATGTACAAGATGTAATTGATAGCACTACATTTAGTATAGCGAATGCGTTAACAGTGATTTCAGTCTCAACTACAGATCAACCATCTGGCCTGTTAACTACTGCAAGCACTACTAACCTGCTGGCATTAACTCCAATTATCTTTACTGGTACAGTAATTGGCGGACTAGTATCTGGTCAGAAATATTACATTTCTGTTATTTCAAGTAACGGAACACAATTTAGTCTTTGCTCGTCATTAAGAATAACAACAGCAACCGCTACCAACGGTACTAATAGTCGAATATCTGTTGCATCAACCGCAGGTATGGTGGTTGGTAACCCTATTAGATTTATTGGAAATACGTTTGGCGGTATTACAGCTACTCAAGTATACTATGTTGCTGGTGTGTTTACTGGAGCAATTACAATCGCCACTACGCCAGGTGGCGGTGCGTTCCCTGTACAAAACGGTGCAGGAGCATTAATTGTTAACACTTCTGGTACTGCTGTAACATTAACAGCAAACACCGGTGGAGCAATGATAGGAACAACAACTAGTGCTAAGATTGCGTTGTCTTACACAACAGGTGCAATGAACACCATCTACTCAACAAGTTTATTTGGTGGTGTAATAGCTGGTCAAACATATTATATTCTTAATATTGTACCAGGTACTCCAAACAATATTCAAATATCAACAACTCCATCAGGCGGCGCTCTACCAGTTAATTTAAATGCAGGTACTGGAAATATGCAATTTGGTTGGGTAGGTTGGGACCATGTTAATCCAGGAACTCCTGCAGTGGCTAGTTTAGATATTACCAGCGTATACTTTATTGAACCAAGGTTAACATACAGTCTTCCTGCATTCAGTCAACAAGTAGGTAACGCTGTGGTATTAGCTTCTGGAACATATTCCGGTATTGCCTATAGCAACTACATGTGGATGGCCATTGCTAATGCTGGTAATAGTGTTAGCGTAACTACAGACGGAACAACATGGACATCTCAAATATTACCAATTGCAGGCACTTGGTCTAGTATTGCAGGCGGTAATAAAACTTGGGTTATTTTACAAACCGGTTCACAACAGGCGTTATATTCAAACAATAATGGAGCAGTCTTTCAAATATCAAATCTTCCATCATTGAATACTTGGTCGTCTGTACAGTACGGTAACAACTTTTATGTAGCACTAGCCGCTGGTACAAATGCAAGTGCATGGTCAAAAGACTACGGACAATCATGGTCTGGGATATCATTACCACAGACCGGGGCATGGTCTAACATTGCCTACGGCGCAGGTACGTTTGTTACGCTAGCACAATCATCGACTACATACGGTTATATTGCAACTCAAGGTACATCAACAATTACAGGTTGGTCTATTGGTACATTACCAATTGGTAACAACTGGACAAGTATCTGTTACGGCGGCGGTAAATTTGTAGCAATTTCAAATCCAGCAGGATCGCCAATATACAGCTTTGATGGTATTACATGGAATATAAGTCCGTTTAGTTTCTCAGCTGATAAAATTACATATGGCCAAGGAGTGTTTGTGGCAGTAAGTGCATCAACAGGTGCAGCATATACCAGTGAAGACGGTATCATCTGGACTACACAGACTATAGCGGCTAGCGGGTATCAAGGATTAGCATTTGGATATACTGCGTCAACTGCGGCATCACCATATAATGGTGTATTTGTAAGTATTTCTGGTGATGCTAGTTCATCATCACAAATATTTGCAGGATGTCGTGCTAAAGGTCGAGGTGTTATATTCTCGGGAGTCATGTCAAGCGTCAATATGTTTGAACCTGGTTCAAACTATGCTGCTGGTACTGGCGCAGGCAGTGCATCTTTAACAATATTTGACCCTAACGTTACAATATTATCGGCACCTGTTCCAAGATTAGGTAGTATGACATTATCAGGGCCGACATTTGCTAATAGAGGTTTAGGTTATAATACTAACACTACAACAATTTACATTAACGGTTCAGGATATGCTGATAACTATCAGACAGGTCTTAACTTATATGTTAGCAACTTGTCATTAGCAGTTAGACCAGGTGATGATTTAACAATTACTGGCGATCCAAACATTTATAAAGTAACAAGCTGTTTAATTTTAAATGGTACGGTGGCACCAAATATCACAGCATTACTAACCGTGAGCCCGGGAATACTAACATCATTAGCAACTGCTAATGGTACCAACTTTATTATCAGAGAGAAATATAGTCAGTGTCGTATGACCAACCATGATTTCCTAAATATTGGATATGGAGATCAATACCAGTCTAACTACCCAGGAGTACCGTTATCAACGAGCCTAGGCGTTACTGGAGTTGCAGCTGGAAATCAAACAGTTGAAATCAACTACGGACGTATCTTCTTTTCGTCCACTGACCAAGACGGTAACTTCAAAGTTGGTAATTTGTTTGCTGTTCAACAGGCAACTGGTACTGTTACGATTAGTGCATCACAGTTTAATCTAAGCGGATTGACAAAATTGACACTACAAGGTGTTGCAATTGGTTCAAGTCAGATCGTTATTACACAATTTAGTACAGATGCAACATTCGTAGCTAACTCAGATGCGATTGTTCCTACACAAAAGGCTATTAGAAGCTATCTAAGTGCTCGTTTGAGTCAGGGTGGTTCTAACACAAGTACTGGACAAGTTACATCAGGTGACGTAATTATTGGTGGACCTAATGTAATTGATAACAGTATTAGACAAATATCAGGACCAAAAGCAAACTTAGCAAGCATTAAGTTCCAATCTAAAGCTAATTTCAACGGTAACAACGGATTTGGTCAACTAGACGGAAACGCATTTGCGTTTGATTTCTTCATTAAGAACGGTTCTCAACGAGGCAGTTTCTAAGTGGAAAAAGCAAAAACCAAGCAGAGCATAAATATAATATCAAGAGGAATGTAATAAAATGGCTGAATTTTATTTAGGTAGAATTAAATTTGTATACCAAGGTAACTGGACAACAGGTACATCATACGTAGTTGACGACGTAGTCACTGTAAGCGGAAAAACATACATCTGCGTAGTGAGTCACCAAGCATCTACACTGTTTGTAACTGATCTTAACTTTGCACCTTCAAAGTGGAGTTTAGTATCAGATGGCCAAAGTTGGAAAAATACTTGGACAACATCAACATACTATAATGCAGGCGACTTAGTAAAGTATTATGGTATAGTCTACCAATGTAATGCAGCACACTTCTCTAGCCCATCGGCAAGTGCTTCATCGGTTGCTGTAACATCAGCTAGTGGTGTCAACGGTTTAGCTACCCTAACATTTAGCGCACAGTCAAGTGCTCCGTTTGCAGTTGGACAAACTATTACAGTTACCGGCATGCAGCCAAGCGGTTATAATGCTACAGCAGTTGTTACATCGTGCTCAACAACACAAGTTTCATATGCAAATAGCACAACAGGTGCTGCTACAGTTAACGGTTATGTAAATGCAGTTGGCGGTCTAGAATCTAATCAAGCTAATTGGGACACATTTGCAAATGCATTCAACTGGAGAAACAGTTGGGCTGTATCAACATACTATCATGTGGGCGATATTGTTAGTTACGGTGGTTATGTTTACTACTGTACTACTTCACATAATTCAGCAGCTACAACAACACTAGGTCTTGAAAATAATTCCTCAAATTGGCAAGTGTTTAATGCCGGTATTACCTATCTAGGTGCATGGAGTTCAGGTGTACGCTATCGCACAAATGACATTGTTAAACAAGGTGCAGATCTATGGATTTGCGTAAGCCCACACACATCTGGTGTAGCAATTGATGCCACTGGTACATACTTCCAAACATTCTTAAATGGCCTTGAATTTTTAAATTCGTGGACAAATTCAACTGCATATATCGCAGGTGATATTGTTACCTATGGCGGTTATTCATATGTAGCAACACAAAACAATACTAATCAAATTCCAAGCACAGCTACTTCTTATTGGGTAGTGTACACAACAGGATTTAACTTTGTAGGTGATTGGAATAATTCAACATCATACAAAACTGGTAACGTTGTAAGACAATCCGGTTATACATATCTAGCTACTACCGATAGTGCTCCTATTACACAAACTGTAACGGCAGCTAATACATCAAGTAATAATGCATTTACAGTAACATCTACAACTGGTATCGTGCCAGGTATGAGTGTTAACTTTAGCTATACACCAGTAAGTGTTACAGCAACAGCAACAACAGCAACAGGTAGCTACATTCTGTTAAGTTCAACAGCCGGCCTGGCAACTGGCATGCCTGTTACATTTAGTGGTAGCGGTCTAGTAGGTTCTGGTATCACTAACGGTCAACTGTACTATATTACAGCAATCGCTGGCGCACAAATTGTTGTTAGCTTAAACTTCCAAGGTTCTCCAATTACATTAACAAGTACAAGTTCAGGTACACGTACTGGTACTGCTGGCGGATATCAAGGCGGCGTATTAGGTACAGCTACATATTATGTACAAAGTGTTCCAAGTTCAACAACATTTACTGTTGCTACAACACAAACAGGAACAGCATTAGCCCTGGTAGCTGCTTCTGGCATTATGACTGCTACCGTAGCAGTACAACCACCAAATGCTTCATACTGGGCAAGATTAAATAACGGTTTCCAATGGACTAACTATCCACAGACATTTGCAGCACCAACAGTTACAACAGTAACCGGTTCAGGCAGTTCTGCAACATTTTCAGTTATTGCATCAGGAACGGTTTATACAGTTACACTAACTGGCGGCGGCAGCGGATATGCAACAGGTAATGTACTTAAGATTGCAGGTACACAAGTTGGCGGACTTAGCCCAGCTAATGATATCTTAATTACAGTTGGTACAACAACTGGTGTTATTACAGCAGGTAACTTTACATTCACTGGTTTTTCATCAACATGGCAAGCCGGTCAGTCATACAGCCTAGGTGATGTTACATTCTGGGGTGCTAGCAGTTATACTTGTGTACAGTCACATGTATCTGCAACAGCTAATCGCCCAGATAGCGATACAACAGCAACATTTTGGAATCTACTTGCTTCAGGTGCTGAGGTTGCAACGCTAACCACACAGGGCGATACATTCTACTACGGTCCTAACGGTCCTACAAGATTACCTATTGGTACTAACGGTCAAATACTGCGTACAACAAACGGTTATCCAACATGGTCAACTTATGGCTTAATTAATAATTTAGTTTATGTTGGTCCTCTAGGTACAGATGCACCGGCTCCAGGATTTGGTCTAAGTATAGACACTCCATGGCAAACTATTCGTTATGCTTGCCAACAAATTGAAGCTGGATATCAAAACCCACAGGCTCAGATGCTATTGCAAATGAACAAACAGTTCATGATGCAAGAAGTTGCAAACTATGTAACCTATACATACAAAGCATCAGTTACAGGTACAAGCACAGGAGCATTCCTAACATCTAACACTGCTGGTTTAACACTAGGTCAGCCAATTAGATTTGCTGATGCACAAAGTTTCTTGGTAACAGGCGTTGCTGTGAGTACAACAACAACTTACTATGTAAAAGCAATTACAAATAATACTAGCTTTACAGTTTCATTAACACTTAACGGTGCTGCTCTAAACGCAACTGGTACTGGTACTACAACAGTTAGTTATTATACATCACTAACAAGTGAAATAGCACGTGATGCTGGTATTGTTATTGATGCATTTATATTTGATCTAGGCCATGGTGGTACAACTAAGACCACTGCCGCAGCTCTAGCATACTTTACTACTGCCGGTAACTCATTTATTAATACAGCAGTACAGGCTCAAGCTAATGTGTTCATTGGCGCACAAAATTATCTAGCAACATTAGTTAGTCTTGTACTAGCCAACACAGCTCCAGGCAGTAATTATCAAACATTGAACAGCATTTCAGTAGGTAATCGCGCGATCCAGCAGATCAATGCCAACTATACAGCTGAAGCCAATACAACATCACAGGTACAAGGTTATATCTCAATTATTACTACAGGCCTAGCAGCCGGTGCTTCTACTGCTATTCCTACAGTGATTAATCCGCAGACAACTATCAGCATTAAGACTGGTACATTTAACGAAGTATTACCAGTTAACGTGCCAAGTTTCACAGCATTAGTTGGAGACGAACTACGTTCGACTGTAGTTCAACCAATGGCTGCTGATCCTCAGTTAGCTACAGTTATTCCTAAGAATTCTGCAGCACTAACACGTATCCAATCATTAATACCAAACTTGATGAGTAATACAACAATTACTCCAACATCTGGTAACACAACTAGTCAAGTAACTTCACTACCGGCCGCAAGTGCAGGTAGCACAACAGCTATCACAAACTTAAAGGCAGCATACAACACATTGTATGATATTGTAGCAAGTGGTACTAGCAATACTCCGGTAACTATAATGCCAAGCCCAACAGGTTGGGCTGCTGGGTCATTAACCAACATTGCTTATGCATGTTCAGGTAATGCTACTGGTTCAACAGCTGGTTATGCCAACGGTGTTGCACAAATTAAACAAAACTACGCATTCTTAGTTGGTGAGACATTAGGTTGGTTACAAACCACATACCCATCAATTTGGTCAGCAGAAGGTCCAACAAATACAGTTAGTGGATATAGAGATATTTCACACATTTTAGATTCTATCGTTTACGATATGACCTATGGTGGTAATTCAATGAGCGAAAGAGCTGGTAGTTCTTATTACTCATTCTATGCTCTAAATATTCTTGCTAGCGAAAAAGCACCGTTCATTCAAGCAATTCAACGTTTACAAACAGTTATTGCTAGTGTTATAACAACAACTTCAGTATCACCTACAAACACTACAGTTGCACAAGTAACTAGTGGTAGTGCAGGTAGTACTAATGCAGCAACTTACGCTCAAGCATTATTAACTATGGTAATTGATTGGATCAGCAATGGTTCAGCAGATGCAGTAGTAATGCCTTACACTGGTTGGATTAGCTCTGACCTACAAGCAGCGGTTGCCGCAGTTAACGCACAAATCGCAAACAACAATATCCAATTAGATACACTAGGTTGGGTAACAAAGTATTATCAAAATGTACCATTAAGTCAATCACTTACACAACGTGATGCTGGCCTAACCGCAACATATCTAGCATACGACATGGCATTTGGTAGTAACTTTAATGCTATCCAATGCGGTCGTGCTTATTGCCGTACTAACACTAGCGATATTGCTCTACGCACTACTGCTGAGTTAGCACCAACACTTGGCGCAATCAACTTCCAATACTACAAAGTTAAACAGATTGCTGCATCAGGTGCAACAGCACAGATTCAAACAACTATCGATGACATCAATGCATTCTTAGTTGGCGGTGTTGCTCCTCCAGTAATTACATGGCCACAACCTGCATTACCTTCTGGTATTACATATCCAGCAGTTGCAGGCTCAAATGTAACAGGTACTGGTACTAGTGCAACATTTAACATTACACGTTACAATAACGGTAATGGTACAATTACAACTACTAATGGTACTATTGTAAATGCAGGCGGTAGTGGTTACTCAGTTGGTAATACAATTAAGATTCTTGGTACACAAATTGGTGGTGCATCACCAAGCAACGATCTAGTATTACGAGTTTCGCAAGCTAATGCTGGCGCAATCGTAGCAGTAACAGAATCAACAGTACATGGTGCATTAAGATTATTAGAATCTAACCGTGCATTTATTCTAGCTGAAATTATTGCTTACATTAATGCTAACTATTCAAGCATTACAACAGATCCTAACTACACAGTTGCAAAAACACAACGTGACATGGGTTATGTTTTAGACGCTATCCACTACGATTTACTATACGGTGGTAACTGGCAATCACAAGATGCTGGTATGGCCTACTACTCAGCATTGTACGGCTCACAAATTACCAGTGGGTTTGGTACAGCATTTGTAGCAACTCTTGGATATGCAAGTACTATTGCACAAAGCATTATTACAAACACCGCAGTTGGCAGCCCGTTGCAAGTTACAGTATCACAAGTACTAGCAGGTGCTACACAAACAACTGGTAATTCAGGTATTGCTACAACAGCAGGTGCATTGTTTACAATCGTAACTAACATTGTTACTAGCGGTTTAACAAACGGCGTTCCAACAAAGACAGTTACAACTATTGCAGGTACTAATACATTTACAACTAGTGCAGCGCACGGTCTAAGTATTGGTGACATTGTTATTCCACAAACAACAAGCAACGGTCTAGTATCAACTGTAATTGGTTCTGGTACACAATATTTTGTTGCTAGCATACCAGCTAACAATCAATTTACATTATCAGCTAGTTACAATGGCACAACGCTAACATCATTTACAAACGGTACAGGATTAACTATTGCTGTTCAAACTATTAATATGCCATACATTGCATGGACAGGTACAACTAATCTTGCAGCCTTCCAAGCAGTTAGTTCAGCTCTAGTAGCTAACTATCAATCACAAGTAGTAACATTTATTAATACAAACTACTCAGCATTGACATATAACTCAACCTACGCACAACGCGATACTGTTAAAGTTACTCGTGCTGCGATGTATGATATGTTGTTAGGTAGTAATTTTGCAAGTATTACAGCAGGTCGTGCTTATAATAGAACACAAGATTATCTAGTTCAAGGCTATGAAAAAACAGCAACTGTCGCTGCACTAAATTATCTAATAACATTAGTAGCAAGTACACTAAGCCCATATACCGCCCAAGCTACTTCAGCTACAGGCAGTATTAGTTTAATAATTAACTATCTATCATCTGCTAGCAACACAGTAAAACCAGAAGTTAACGGTACTGTAACTTATAACAATAACGTTAATCTGATCAAAGGTGCTGAAATTTTACGTGCTAACATTCCATTCTTAGCAAGTGAAGCAGTTGCTTACTATGCAGCCAACTATGGCGGTACAGTATCAACATTAGCAGCCAGCGGTAATTTAATTACAACTAGTGGTAATCATAACTTAAATGTAAATGATCCAGTAAAATTCTCAGGAACAGCAGCCGGTGGTATTGCTATCAATACAATCTATTATGTTGCTAGTACTCCAAGTAATACAACATTTACAATCACAACTGTTGAGGGATACCTAAATACTAATACTGGTACAACATATCCAGTAGTAACACTTTCAAGTGTTGGCAGCCCAACATTAACAGTTGCCTACTATCACGATGCAACTCAAACTAGAAGTGATATATCATACTTCTTAAATGCAATCGTGTATGACTTACAATATACAGGTAACTATAGAAGCTTAAGAGCAGCACAAGTATTATACAACGCTGTAAACGGCTCACAATTAAGCAACATGTGGTTAGTACGTAATGGTTGCGGTGTAAGAAACATGACCTTAACTGGCCTAAACGGCACGTTAACAGTTGCAAACGCCTATGGAACAAAACGTCCAACAGCAGGTGCGTACACATCATTAGATCCAGGATTTGGTCCTTATGACTCAAATGCTTGGGTGTCAAGCCGTTCTACTTATGTACAGAACGTTACTTTGTTTGGTAATGGTTGTACAGGTCTTAAGATCGACGGAGCACTACACGCAGGCGGTAACCGTTCTATTGTTGCTAACGACTACACAACAATTATGTCCGACGGTATTGGTGCATGGTGTACAGGTAGCAACGCCTTGACAGAACTTGTTTCAGTATTCTGTTACTACAGTTACTCTGGTTACTTAGCAGAGCTAGGTGGTAAGATTCGTGCTACTAATGGTAACAGTTCATATGGTACATACGGTGTTATAGCTGAAGGTGTTGACTCATACGAAGTACCATTGTACGCTAACCTAAATAATCAAGCTAACGGTGCTTATATCACTAACGTTCTAACAGACAGTGTAACTCAAGTTCTACGTATGGAATATGAAAACGCTGGTCAAAATTACTCTAACGTACAATACACTATCGGTGGTACAGGCTATAACACTGTAACAGTTGGTAATGAATTCCGTGACGGTGCAGTATTTGAATCACGTTTAATTGATCTTAATGACGGTAACGGTGTGGGTGGCGCAAACTATCTAGCACAGGCTAACATTGGTCAAGGCGGCAATACATATAGTATTACAATCGCAGGTACTGACTTACAATTAGCCACAGCATATATTGGTGAACGCATCGTTCTAACAGCAGGTTCCGGTGTTGGACAAAGTGCATTTATCGTTGCATTTAACAACGGTAGTAAAACAATGCTAGTAGCAAAAGAAGGATTTACAAGTTTAACTGTAAACTCTGCAAGTGCAACAACTAATGCCTTTACACTAGCAAGTGGTAATACTAATACATTGTACGCAAATATGCCAATTTGGTTTACTGGTACAGCAATCGGTGGAGCAAATATCTCTGTAGCTAACCCAGCAACAACCCCAGGTAGTATTCCGTTCTATGTAATTGGTACATCATTAACTCTTAATGGTACAACTTTCCAAGTTGCGGCATCGAGCGGTAGTACAACTCCAGTGGTATTAAATAATGATTCAGGTACTATGACTGTAGTAGCTGCAGGTTGGGATCATGTAATTCCAGGTAAGGCAATTGCTTCTGCACTTGACTTAACTAGCCAATATATTATTGAACCAAGACTAACATATTCAGCTCCGGGATACACAGCAACAGCAAGAACATTACCAAGCTCGCAAGAGTGGACTGCGGTAACATACGCAGCAGGATACTATGTTGCAGTTTCAGGTACTCCATTGGGTTCAAATACAGCAGCTTATTCATCAGACGGTAAAAACTGGTCATTAAGTGGTCAATTACCAACATCACAAAACTGGCAATCAGTCACCTACGGAGGCGGCCAAGGTGCAGTAGCAACAGCAGTTGTTGGTGGCTTAGGCGGTGTAGGTTGTATATTATCATGTACATTAGGTACAGGACTTGCTTCACAACAAGTTGCATCAGTAACAGTAGTTGCTGGCGGTACAGGCTATTTGACTGCTCCAAGTATTGTGTTTACAAGTGCTAGCGGCACAGGTGCTGTAGCAACATGTACAGTGTTAAATGGTGTAGTTCAAACTGTAACAGTTACTTCACCAGGTAGTAGCTATGCTACAGTTCCTACTGTAGTAGCCGCAACAGACAGATTGACCAGTATCATTGTTAACCGTGCAGGTCAAGATTACTGTATTGCTCCAAACGTCACAGTTTCAGGTGGTGGTTCAAGTAGTCAAGCCACAGCTCTTGCATCAGTAAGTAACAACGGTCTTTCAACAATTACATTGTTAACTGTAGGTTCAGGATACACTAGTACACCTACTGTGACTATCACAGATACTAATGCTAAATTTATTGCAACAGCCAACGGTGTTATCAACACAGCATATCAATCACCAACTAATTTATCTGGTACTTGGACATCAGGTGGATCATTACCAGCTACAAGTTTCGTAGCAGTAACCTACGGTACAATTAGTTCAACACCAACATGGGTAGCAGTAGGTGGTACAAATTCAGCAGCAAGTTCATCAGATGGATTAAGCTGGATTAGTAAAGTTATTCCTACACTAGCGTTAGGTTCATACGTAAGCGTGGCATACGGTGCAGGTTATTTTGTAGCAATTTCAAACAGTACAGCAACAGCCTACTCATTAAATGGTAATACATGGACAGTAGGTGGTGCATTACCAAGCGCACAAAATTGGAATAGTGTAACATTTGGTAACGGACGTTTTGTAGCTGTTTCAGGTACAGGTACAGCAACTGCCTACAGTATTGACTTTGGTCTAACATGGACATCATTTGGTGCAGGTCTTCCAAGTGTACAAAACTGGAAAGCTGTTACATACGGCCAAGGAACATTCTTGGCAATCAGTGATGACGTAACTGCTCCATTATCTGTATCAAGCGTAAGTCGAGTTGGTGCAGCATCAATTTCAACTGTATCGCGTGTTGGTACAGCGGCTGTAAGCACAGTTGCACGTGTGGGCAATGCTCCAACATCGACATATCAACGCTATGGTACATTTAACTTCTACTCAACAGCACGTTCAGGTTCAACAGTAACAGTTAATACTGGTACTGCTGTTCAAACTTCACTAGCTACCGCAGTAGTAACAACAAGTATTGTTGGTTTATCAGGACAGTTTACTATTGCTGTTAGCTCAACATCTGGCATTTACAAAGGCATGTTGGTAACCGGTACAGGTATTGGTGCTGGCGCAACAGTTTCAAACTCATGGGACGGATCATCTTCAGTATTATTAACTGTAGCTAACAGTTCAAACCCAAGTGGTACAGGTACATTTGGTAACAATGCTGTGACAGTTGGTAGTACCGCAGGTATTACTGTAGGTACAAACGTAGCTGGTACAAACGTAAGTGGCACAGTTTCAGCAGTATACACTTCACCAGGTAACGTGGTAATACTAAGTGCTACTAACGGTGGTACACCAAGTGGTACAGGTACATTCTATACAACTGTCGCACACGGATTAACAGTAGGCGGCGTAACAACAACTGCTACAGGTACAATTAATACTAACTATGTAACTGTTGGCAGTGTAGCAGGTCTAATGGTTGGCATGAGTGTATCAGCAGGTACTGGTTTTGTAATTGGTTCTACAATTACAGCGATCAACGGTTCTACACTAACACTGAGTAGTGCGTTAACAACAAGCCCATCAAGTGGCTCAGTAACATTTACCTATAACGTAACTGTCGCTAACAGCACAAGTGGCCTAGACACAACCAACGTAGCTATTACTGTAACAACTACATCAGCATTTACCTACACACTAGGTAGCGGTACTGTTGCTACAACATATACAACAACTGGTCTAATTACTCCAAGCACAATTACAGCATTTGTAACAACTACAAGTGCTGGGTTATGGAATACTATAAGCACAACAAGTACAACAGGTACTATTGTTAATAATGTAATCCCAACAGCAATCACCGTAGCAAACACTTCTGGTGTTTACACTGGTATGGCAGTTAATGATCTATACGGTTCAGCAACACTAACACCAAGTGCTACAAACGCAAGTGGCAACGTAATCACTGTTCCAAGTACAGCAACACTAGTACCAGGACAGCCAGTGCAATTTACCAGTACACCTGCAACAAGTATAATAAACGGTAGTGCTAATAGTTCACAAAGTATTTCAATTACCGGCGGGGTACTAACAGGTACAGTTGGAACATTGACCTACGCAGCACAGGCTACAATACCTTTTGTTCCAAACGAAACTATTACAATTACTGGTGCAAATCCTCCAACACTAAATGCAAACTGGGTAGTTCAATCTGCTACTAAGACTAGTGTGACATTTGCTACAGCATTAAGCAGTGCCGCAGTAACACCAACATTAACTGGTGCTGCCGTAGGTACACCTGGTGTATTTACAGTAAGTTCTACAACTGGTCTAGTAGTAGGCGAGGCAATTACATTTACAAACGTAATTCAAACTCCGACACTAACAGCAACAACTAATGCTTCATTCACCACAACTGGCTCAGGTATTAGTGGATCAACACTGACTATTGGAACTATTACAGGTGGTACAGTAGTTATAGGTGCTGTTATTTCAGGCGGAACTATTCCAGCTGGTACATATATTACTGCTAACCTAGCCGGTGGTAGTACTAACGGCTCTACATGGAGTATTAGTAACTGGATTGGGACTTCAATACCTACACAAACTACACAGGCAATTAACGGTGCAGTAAACTTAATCACATTGACTAATACTACAGGTATTGTAATTGGTGAGTCATTTATTCCAACCACAACTAACGGTGGATTAACTGGTTTATCAACTTACTATGTAACTGAAGTTATTAGTGCATCTAATCAAATTGCAGTCAGCACGAGTTATCTAGGTACAGCTAATCAGACATTAACTACTACAACAGGTCGTACAGATGCTACAACATTTGGCAGTATATTTGGCGGCCTGACATCAGGTACAACTTACTATATTGCAACATTACCAGTTAGCCCAGTAAACAGCATGACTCTAAGTACAAGTGCTTCATTAACACCGACATTTAACGTAACAACTGGTGCTAACGGTTCATGGACTAGTTCAGCTGGTGCTGTCCTAGCGGCAGGTACTATTGCAACTGGTGCAAACGTTGTTCCATTGGCAAGCACTTCAGGTCTAGTAACTGGTCAATCAGTTTACTTTAGTGCTCCAACAACTGCTAGCGGTACAGTGATATCAACTAATTCAACCGGCAACTTAATACAGGTTAATAATACAACCAGTTTGGCAATCGGTAAGAGTATTACATTTAATGGAACACTAGCCGGTACTAATTTAACAGTTGGTCAACAGTATTTTGTGTTGACAATTCCAACTCCGGGAGCCAACGGTACAATTACTGTTGCTAACACACCGGGCGGCACAGCAGTAGTAGTTAATACTATAGCATCATTTGGTACGCCTCCAGGATTTACATCAAGCTATGCAATTTCAGGCAGCGCATTGAACACCTATAGTTCAGGTACACCAACAGTTGCTGGTTCTGTAGGTAGCAATATTGCTATCAACACACAGGGACTTGGATATGGTGTTGGACAACCAGTAACATTTGGCAGTGCGTTTGGTAACGTCACTACAAGTACAACTTACTTTATTCAAAGTTTGAATACAGCAGGTATCAATGGATACATTGCTCCGGGTACTGCTACATCGTTTACAGGTAGTATTTCAGGTACAACATTGACAGTAACCAGTGTGCCAACAGGTTCTGGTATTACAACAGGTATGGTATTAAGTGGTGGTACTATTGGTACTAGCGTATATATTGTATCTAACGTATCAGGAACTGGTACAAGTGCTTCAAGTTCATGGACAATTAATACCACAGTATCACAGACATCAACAACAATTACAGCAACACCAGTGTTACTAACAGTAACCACTGTTGGTAGTGGTACAGTAACTCCTGGTATGTATCTAAGTGGTGGTTCAGTAACTGCTAATACTATAATTGTTGCTAACAGTTCAGGTAGTGGTGGTACTGGTACATACTTTGTAAACATTAATCAATCTAGAGATAGTGCAGGTACTCCTGGTAGCTATAATGCAACTGCGATCAGCATTACCACAAGCCAAGGTGGCGGCGGCGCATTAACAGTAGGCCAAGGCGGTACAGGAACTGCTACTATCGCAGGTGCTGTACAACTAGCATCTATAAACGGACTAGTATCAGGCTCAACAATTACATTTGGTGGCTCAACAGGCGCAAGTGGTATTTCAACAGGTACTACACAGTACTACATTGTTGATGTTATTGGTTCAGGTATTCCTGGTGTAATCACAATTTCGTCAACATTTAATGGCGCATATACAAGTATTACAGGTGCTTCATTATCAAGTGCTACATTTACAGCTGGTGCTCCAGTTCAAATTAGTGTAGCATCAACAGGCTCCTTGGCTACACAAACTATTGCAGTTACATCTACTAGTGGTAATAATATTACTACAACTAGTTCAGTAACTGGATTAGGTATTACAGCAGGGCAACCAGTAACATTTGCATCAAGTTTAGGTAACATTATTGCTGGTACAGTTTACTATGTATTGACTGCTAGTGGTACAACAATGACTATCAGTCAACAGTCAGGTGGCAGTACATTTGCTGTTGGTACAGGCGGTAGCAATACAGCAAATATACAAGGTACTGTACAGCTGGCATCTACAACTGGTCTAACAGTAGGTCAGCCAGTAACATTCAGTGCAGCTTCAATTCCAGGAACTGTAACCGCTACAAATGCTACAGGTAACTTAATTACTGTTGGCAATACAGCAGCATTGGTAATTGGTCAGGCAATATCGTTTAGCGGTACACTAACAGGCACAGGTATAACAAGCGGAGTTACATACTACATATTGACTATTCCAACACCAGGTGCTGGTGGTACAATTACAGTCAGCCTTGCATATGGCGGATCAGTTCTACCAGTGTTAACTAATGCTTCAGTAACAGCTAGTTACTCAGCAGGTGGTCCAGGCTATGTAACACCTAATGCTACTGCTACAAGTTCATCTGGTAATACTGTAACATTGTCAAGTGTAACAGGCGTATCAATTGGCCAACCAATAACATTTACTGGGGCAGGTCTAGTAGGTAGTTTAATTGTAGGAGGTCAAACATACTACATCCTAAGTATAGCAAGTACTAATATTACTATAGGCCTCACACAGGGTGGCTCAGCTGTGACATTGGGTAATGCTAGTTCAGGTACACTAACTGCTACAATTGGTGGTAATTTATTTGGTAACTTGAATGCTAGTTTATTCTACTATATTACAACAATTTCTGGTAATACTTTAGCAATTAGCCAAACACAAGGTGGCACACCATATGTGCATATCTTGGCACAAGGTCTGGCTTCAGGTACAGCAGGTGGTACAGCATTTGGTAATATGCTATCAGGAATTCCATACTATATCACAAGTATAACTGGTAACAATCTTACAATTAGTACAACATTTGGCGGAACAACATTTGTTCCAGGTAATGCAGCTGGCGCAGCAACAACTTCTACAGGTGGCCTAACAAATACTGGTATAACTCCGAGTACTATTTACTTTGTATTAGCAGTTGCTTCAACAACAACATTTACAGTATGTGCAACACAATATGGTACACTAGCAGTTCCGCTAGTAACAACTAACCTAGGAGCTACTTCAGTACTATCGGGAGGTTATTTACCAGCAAACACTACGGTATTCAGCGTTAACTATCAAACAAATACTGTAACATTAAGTGCTAATCCTATTGCACCAATGTCAACTATATCAATATTCTTCCTACCAATTGTAACAATCGGTAGTACACTAGCAGTTGACGGTACATTTACAATTAATCCTGTAAGTGCAACAGTGTTTAGTTTAACGACAACAGGTGCTAACGTTGCAGCTGGCACAGCGATCGCTACTGGTCTAGCTACATTTGTAACACCAACATCAACTGTTGTTACAAGCGTACCGCACGGATACCTAACAGGTTATACTGTTAATCTTTCAGGTGTTGTAACAAGCGGTCCTACTGGATTTGACCAAACTGGTGTGTCAATTAACGTAATTAACAGTACATCGTTTACATTTACCAACACAGGTTATGCTTCTTTAGTAGCTACAAGTGCTACAACAGGCACTGTAACTCCAAATACACCGTCAGCATTTGCTACAATCACAACTAGTGCTCCACACTACTTTACAACAGGATTGTCAGTAACTGTTTCAGGTGTTTCAACAACTGGCTTTAACGCCAGCGGAGTAACTGTAACTGTAACTGGTGCTAACACATTTACGTACAGTAATTCAGGTATAAGTGTAGCAACAACAGCAGTTACCGGCGCTTCGGCAAGTTCAACAAGCAATATTGCTACATTAACAACACAAACAGTACACGGATTGTCAACTGGTAACACAGTAACAATCGTTGGTACAGGTGTTACTGGATTTGACATTGCCAATGTAACTATTACAGTTACAAGCACTGTAGCATTTACCTACGCAGATGCAGGTTCAAGTATTGGTGCTACATCAACAACTGGTTTTGTCTACTTGCCAAGTAACGTGGCAGCAACAAGCCCAGACGGTTTAAACTGGACTTCACGCACATTGCCAAGCGCATCAAGCTGGCGTGCCGTGGCATTTGGTAATCCAAATAGCAATCCACTATTTGTTGTAGTGTCTGACACACCGGGTACATTTGCAGCCAGTGTGCGTACAGGTGCTACATCACAAGGTCGTGCAAAAGTAATCAGCGGCGCAATCAGCGAAGTACGTATGATTGAGCCAGGTTCAGGATATCCAAAAGGCACAATTTCAGCAACCTATGCTCCTGTGGTAATGACAGTTAACAGTTCAAGTACTACTAACATTACTGTAGCCGCAACAATTACTGGCGTAGTAGCAAATCAACCAGTTACATTTGCAAGCACAGTTGGAACATTGGCAGCTAATACAACATATTATGTTGTTACTGCTAGCGGTACAACACTGACAGTTTCAAACGTAGTTGGCGGTTCTGCACTGTCAGTAGGTACTACAACTAGTTTAAGTGTATCAGCAACTACACAAAGTATAGTGGTTGTTGACAATACTGAAAACTTAGTGGCAAATCAACCAGTTGAGTTCCAAGGAACACTAACAGGATCTGGTTTGTTAACAAATACTCAATACTATCCAATTACAGGTAGTATCTCAAGTACAAGTTTTGCAGTGACACTAACTAGTGGAACATTGGCTCCAGTTGGATTGTCAGCAGCTACATTAAGTGCTACTTACACAGCAGGTCCAATCTTTACTATCACAGACGTTAATAAGACTAGAGCAGCAAGTATCAGAGTTAGAACTGGTAACGGTGTATTAGGTAACCCAACCTTTACTAACCGTGGTAATAACAATACCACTTCAAGTGCTACTGTAACTGGCGATGGTTTCTCAGATATCTATCAACCAGCTAACTTTATCAACGTTAATAATATGTTCTCAATCCCAACACCGGGTGCAAACGTAACATTTGCAAGTGTACCAGGCGTATACTACAAACTAGTTACAATTTCAAACATTCTTGGTGTCGCTGGTAATTATACTGCTACATGGCAGATTAATCCTTCATTGACAACATACTTGGCCCCGGCACACAATGATTTGATTACAACAAGATTGAAATACAGTCAAACACGTTTAACAGGTCATGACTTCTTGTACATTGGTACTGGTAACTTTACGCAAACTAACTATCCAAATGTTAATATTGCTAATGCTATCCAAGCAAATCAACAGTTGTTTAGCGGTGGCGGACGAGTGTTCTTTACAAGTACTGACCAAGATGGTAACTTCAACGTTGGTAACTTGTTTGCTGTTCAACAGGCAACTGGTACAGCTACAATTAACGCTAGTGCATTTAACTTGTCAGGACTACAATCCTTACAGTTAGGTAACTTAACAGTTGGTACAGGATCTGCGGTTATTACTAGCTTCAGCTCAGACCCATATTTTACTGCTAACAGTGACAATATTTTACCAACACAGAAAGCTATTAAGACCTTCATCACATCACAAATTGGTGGCGGACAATCTAGTTTGAACGTAAATACACTGACAGCTGGTGTTGTGTTTATTGCGGGTAACGTGATAACTACAACAACTGGTGGACAGATCCAGGTAAAAGCAAAGATGAACTTTGTAGGCGGTATCGACGGTGCAGCAGTAGCAATGCCGTTCTTTATGCAAAGATAAAAATTAAAAAGGAAGAAATAACATGGCAACAGGAAGATTAGGCAACACTCAATTAGTAGCAAGTACACTAACTAGCGTTTACGCAGTTACAGCTGGCTACTACTCAGTGTTCAACGTTTCGATTACTAATACAGGAACTAGCAGTACAACATTTAGTATAGCTTTAAGCACCGCTACTGTCGCAGGTAACGTGTTGGCTAGCGAATATATTGAATCTGGCACAACCTTGATCGGTAATGGTGTATTTGAACGTACAGGTTTAGTATGTGGTGCAAACATGAACGTATGGGTTACAACACCAGGTTCTGCTATAAACGTTACAGTTTATGGTATTGAAACATCAACATCATAATAGATAAATATAAGAACTAGGAAAAAAACATGGCTCGTTATAATACCGCAACCCAGTCGCAAGTAATTAATACTACTGCAACCGTAGGAGCACCGTATCAAGGGGTGTTCACTAAATTTACTGGCACCCCACCGTACACAGTGACTCTACCAAACCCAGTACTATATCCAGGTCAACAGCAACAGTTTTATAACGCTACAACTGGCGTGGTAACATTGCAAGCTGGTGGTACTGCTACATTTGTTGGTATTGGTGTCGGTACTGCTTCAACAACGCCAACTGGCCAAGGTGCTCCAGGCGGTACAACGTTTACCATGGAACCTAATTCATCTATTAGAATTGTATCTGATGGTACTAACTATGTTATTATTGGCAGTGTTGGCGGTCCTAAAACAGCTACAGAATTAACAACCACCAGCACAACTGCACTAACTCCGTCAGGATTCAACGTAACAATATTCCCAACGGGTGCTGGTATAACAACCATTAATAGCGGTACAACAGGCGCAATGGATAACATCATTATTGGTGCTAACTGTGCTGTTGCTGCGACATTTACCTGTGCTACGATCGTAGCTCAACCTACTACATTAACGCAGGTTGCTAACAAGTGCTATGTTGACAGAATCGCTAGAAAAGTTACAGCAGCCCAATTCTTTATATCAAGTTCTAGCGGATTTGGGGTCTAACATAAAAATATTGAGTAATGCATAAAAAGCATAAATAACATAAGAGAACACGGAGAATCAATACATGGCAACAGGAAGATTAGGAAGTTCTGACTTAGCGGCAGCAACTTACACAACACTATATACTGTACCGGCAAATACCTATACAGCAATTTCTGTTAACTTTGTTAACAGAGCAAACACTCAAGTAAGCATCAGAATGTCGATAAGTGCTACGGCCAACGTTGGCTCTCCAATTGCATCTGAATGGATTGAGTATAACACCGTACTAACCGGTAACCAAGTTCTAGAAAGAACAGGTATCATTGCAGATACAGGTGCTAACATTGTAGTATGGGCTAGTTCAGCACTAGTAACAGCTTATGCTTTTGGCATTGAATCATCTACTACGTAATAAGTTAAAGGAAAAACTATGGGACGCAATATTACAACAACTGGAGCACAAACTGGAACTACTAGATATATTTCTAGCACATATTCAGCATTGGCCAACGATAGAATTATCTGCACAGCAGGTGGTTTTACAATCACATTGCCAGCAACTGCAAACTTGATCGACGGCGATACAATTCAAATTGTCGACATTCAAGGTAACTTTGGTGGTTCGCCTGTTACTGTTAACAGTAACGGTGCAGCAATTCAAGGAACAGTACAAAACGTATCATTGAACGTTAATAATACTACAGTAACTATCGTATATGCTCCATCATACGGTTGGTATATCACAAGATAATACAGAACAGATTAAAGGGCGAAATTAAATGGCTACAGTTGGACTTGGACAATTATTGGTTAACAGCACGAGTTCCGCGGCTCAACAATACAAACAAAACGTATTTGCGATCTATAACGGCTCGGTTAACCCACAGAACGGTGGAACATGTTGCTGCTTTATAGTACCCTCTGGTGTTGGTGCATCATGGGTAACGTTTGAGCTGTTCGGTGGTGGTGGTGACGGCCCTGGTGGCTGCTGCTGTATGGGTGCCTATAATGGTCCCGGTGGCGGCGCCTACGTTAAAAAGACTTTGCAAACAACAGCTGGTTGTGCCTACATTCTATGTGCAGGCTCATCAGGTTGCTGTCAAGTCAACTGTTGCGGCACTTGCGGATTCCCTAGTTTCGTAGTATGTGCTGGTAACTCAACAACTGCTGCTTGTGCTACAGGCGGAGCAGGTGGTTGTGGTCTATGCTGGCACGGTGGTTTCAATAACTGTACTGGTGTTTGCGTAGCAATGTTTACATCAGGATGTTCTAGCAGTTTAGGTGACTTTATTGTTCCATCTATGCAGAGCACACAAAAAGATTCAAACTATTGTACACAGTATAGCTATACATGGCAAGCTGGTACACCAAAATTAAGTAATAATAGCTGTCATACATTTGATATTTGTACCATTGGTATGGCACACTCAGGCTGTATGATGGTCGGTAGTTACACACCTGTTACACCATGTTCAGGTCCAGGTAGTCCTGGAATTGCTGGTGAAGGCTGCGGAGGCGGCTGCTGTTGGGGTAGCTGGGGCATGGGCGGCATGGTTGTAGTAACTTGGGGTTAATAAAAGGAATTAATAAAAATGACAAGTAAAAATTTAGCATTAGGAAGTTTAAGTCCAGAGGACGCACAAGCGGCAGCAGAAGCGCATGTTGGTGAAGCTGCGACATCTGAGAGATTTGAACGTATTACATTTGAATTTGAATACGCTGTACCTGACGAGTACCTAAGTCAGTCAATGTCTAAAGGCTTAAAGGCCAAGTGGACATACAGTGGTCCTAAAACACTTTATGTATTTGTTAAACAAGATACACATAAATTAGAGGGAAAATTTCACTATCACGAAGGCGATGACGGTCATCTAATCCCAACACCTCCAGGTGAAGTTAAAATTGCTATTGATCCAACTAAAGAACCATTAGTTGCTAGTATCATTTATAATGACTTAGACTACGGTACATTGCCTCATACAGAGGAGCCTTTACCAAACGGTAAAACATATGGTGCTCCAATTCCTACACCTCCAGATCACTGCTATGAAGTAGAAGAAATTGAATGGGATCCAGTAGCTGAGAAATTTAAAACTCCAACAGTACTAAAAGTCCCACATATGACATGGGACGGAATTAAAGCGTCTCGTAATAATATGCTAAAGTGGTCAGATATGAAAGTACGTACTTGTAACCCTGCTGAAGTCAAAGCATGGGAAGATTTCCGTAAAGAATTAAGAGATTTACCAAAAGTATGGAAGGATATCGATGCTTGGAAAGTACAACTCCCAGAACAACCAAGTGCTTAATAGGGTATAACTAAATGGCAACAATCAACTTATCAGTTTTATTTCCAGATACTCGATATTCTACCACTTCATCAGGCTTAACTAATACCTATTCAACTTTTAACGTTTACAACACTAGTTTAAACTCAGCGTGTAACGGTGGACAATGTTGTTTATGGACAGTACCAGCAGGCGTATGCTGGGCTAAGTTTGAAGTATGGGGTGGTGGTGGATCGGGTGGTGGCGCATGCTGCTGTGAACAACCTTGCTACCCGGGTGGATCAGGTAGCTATGCTAGAAGAACAATTCCTGTAACTCCGGGTAATTCATTTACAATCTGCGCTGGCGGTAATGGAAGTTGCCAAGGGCCATGCTGCGGACAAACTGGATATGACACCTGGGTACAGAGCAACGGTACAACACAGGTACAACTCAATCTATGTGCATCAGGCGGTTACTGGGGATCAACAGGATGTTTCTTTGGATTTGGATCATGCTGTTCATGCTCAGCATGCCAATACGGTGCATATTGTGGCGCAGACTTTGGTGTTTGCGGATCACGCGGTGGAACTCGTTTAAGTAATTGCGGCTATGACTCATATGCGTATGTACCAGGGCCAACATACATCGGTGCTGGTATACAAATTACTATGGACTTCTGTCAAGCGTTGTCAGGTAATCAAATGATGACATCATTCAATTGTGGATCAGCTTATGCTGTATTCCCAGGAGGCGGCATGTCGGGCGCAAGCGTACAGGGTGGTAACTGTTGTTGCGGTGGTATGGGTGCCGGTGGACTTGTTACTGTAACATATAGATAAGGGCAGAATATAAATGGCAACAGTAAATTTATCAAATTTAGTATATACAATTCCAGCAGTACAGGGTAATAATTATCCAAGAGAATTTTTAGTATACAACACATCGACAGGTGCATTAAACAACGGCGGCCAGTGCTGTGCGTGGACAGTTCCAGCTAATGCTAGCTGGGTAACTTTTGAAATCTGGGGTGGTGGTGGTGGCGGTGCAGGTTCATGCTGCTGTCAGTCAGGATCAGGTGCTGGTGCTGGTGCTTATGCTGTTCAAACAGTCAGTTTAACTACATACACAGGTTGCCTATACACAATTTGTGCTGCTAGTTCAACATGTATTACACCTGGTACAGGCGGCTACGGCGGCAGCACAACATGGGTCCAAGGCCCAGGTCTAAGCAACTTCTGTGCAACAGGTGGAACATATGGTTGTACACAGTGTTTTATGTTCCAAAACTGCTATATTTGTAATATTGCACACGGATCACACTGTATGTCGGCTTTCTATGGCGCAAGCTATGGTATTGCGGGCACAGGCGGCAGTAACATCAACGTACAGAACTGCTATCAGTTTGGACAACAGTTTTCTTCACTTGCTCCAGCTACAGCTTCAGGACCACAAATTGGTCCATCAGGTTGCGTAAACGGTGGTTGCTCATGTATGCCATGCGCATTCTTTCCAGGCGGTGGCGGATTATCTGCACAAAGTCAAAACAACAACTGCTGGTGCGGCCAATGGGGCGCAGGTGGTTTAGTTTCAGTAACATGGGGTTAATTTAAATGGCTGACATGAATAACGTAACAACAATTACAGTACCTTTCACATATGACATGCCAGACGACTATCTAGCGCAGACAAATTCGCTAGGTAAAAAAGGTGTGTATACCTATGTAGGTCCTGATACACTATATATTTTCGTTGATCAGGTAACTGGTAAATGGGACAGACGTGCTCCTCTGCATGACGGACACGACGGTAGTGAAGTTCCAGTACCATTACATCAAGTTCGCGTAGACATCGACTGTGCTAAAGATCCATTACTAGCTGTACTAGTTGGCGGCATGCCATCAGAGCATATTCCCCCAACCAGTGAACAACCAACAATACAAGAAACACTACCAGACGGTTCAATTTACGAGCGTCACAAACAACCAGATCCACATCATACGTATGAAATTAATGACATGGTATTTGATTTTACTGCTAAGGAATTTCCTAAACCATATCCGTGGAAACAACCACATATGACTTGGGCAGGTATTCGCATGTGGCGTAACAGTTTACTATATCATAGTGATCATGCTGCTCTAGCAGATGATACCCCAGAAGAAGTTCAAGCACAATGGAATGAGTATCGTCAAAAACTTAAAGATATTCCAAATGTACACGGTGGCGTAAACTTTAAAACTCAAATTGATACCAGTGCAGCAGCACCGATTAATACACAAGGTCAATATGTAATACAAGTAGTAGATGCCAGTGGTATTCAAGTAGGAATGGATGTATCAACAACACTACACGATGTAACTCAAGTTTTTCAAAACTTTATTACCAATGTAGTTGCTGTAGATACTGCAAAGAAACAAGTTACATTAAGTATTCCTGTAGTTGAAGTTGTAACTGCTATCAATGCAGGTGTCACATTCCACGCAGAACCAAATACTGCACCTTGGAAAATACGTGGTCTTCAAAATCCAGACGGCGAAGGCGATCATTAAGATTATAATACCGTAAAAAAAGGGCATTAACTGCCCTTTTTTATTGACTAAATTTTAGTCTTCAAAGTTAGAAACTGTAATCAGTTTGCCTAGCTCTGGCAAGTACAAGTATTCAATATCTGATTCTTTAAGTGTCCAGATAGCGTCATCTAATGTTTCTACTAACGGCTCTCCACCTAAATTGAAACTAGTGTTAAACAAGATCGGAACTCCAGTGCGATCATAGAACGCTTTAATTAGATCATAATAGTGAGGATTCTGTTCTCTAGTAACTGTTTGTATACGGCAAGTGCCGTCAACGTGAATGATACTTGGAATCTTTTCTTCAATACCAGGCTGGCAGTTAACAGCATACATCATGTAAGGACTATCTTCCATACCACGCAAATCAAACCACTCATGCACATGATCTTGTAGTATACTACCTGCAAATGGTCGGAAATATTCACGATGTTTAACTTCATTTACATAATCTTTACCATCTTCGTATGTAGGATTAAACAGCACTGAACGATTGCCCAATGCACGTGGACCGTTTTCTGAACGTCCTTGGAATAGAGTAACAATCTTCTTATCCATAAACAAATCAACGATATCTTCGTGGGTAGCATCTTTAATTTCTACATCTTTATACTTACTAAGGATAGCATTAACATCCTCTACCGTATAATTATATTCAAACCCTAGATATAATCCGTCTTTGTTATATGGAATTTCTGTTTCAGGATCGGAATTTTTCCACTGCATTAAGGCAGCACCGATAGCAGTGCCAGCATCATTTGATATTGGCTCTACATAAATTTCAATACCTTCATCTTTTAATGCTTCTAAGTAGTGATAGTTAGCAACACAATTTAAACCATAACCGCCTGAAATAACAACTTTCTTTTTACCTGTCATTTCAACCGCCTTACGGATTAGTCGCACAACCTGTTCTTGTGTTTGCGTTTGGCAAGCATAGGCTAGGTCTCTACGATTTTGTAACAGTGTAACATCATCACCTTCACTACCATTTTCCATTAGTTCGTTAAACAACATATGATTTACCACTGCACCGTTTGGATATGTTGGAACAATAATATTTCTATTGGCTAATGGAGCAATACCAGTATCGTCAAAAAGTGGCGGAATATTATCATTTGGCTTTCCATATGGAAATAGTCCCATGGTCTTGCCAGCTTCGATTGAATCCCAACCGCAATACCGAGTTACTGCTTCGTATACTTTAGTGACACCAGCACGATCTGTGATTAAACATTCATGTGTTCCACGTTCATCAAACATTGAACTATCAAAGTTTTCAATTAGTACACCCGGACTAGGTCCACGTACACCTACGTGCTTGTACAGTGTAGTAAATGTATTAGGATATTCACAGTCATAAATTGACTCAGTTTCCCAACCAGTTACCTGCTCTCCAGACATATTTAATGGTAAGAATGTACCAGCACCGTCTACAATTAGTGCAACTGCTGAATCAAATCCTGAACGATAAAAAGCACAAGCCGCATGTAGTTTATGATGTACATGACTCATATCAATAACCTGCGGGTGTTTCCAAATGTTCATTTTGCGAGCAATCAAGCCCATCTTACGAGCAAGCCCAGTGTATACATCGTCACCAGTAAAGTCAACTTTGCCAGCAGTATCCTGTAGTCGTTGTGTATGTGCAATTACCAAATAGTCTAGTCTATCTGTATATTCTTTAATCTTCATCATGGCAGCGTATGGACCGCCATCATATTTGTGTCTGCTTAGCCGTTCTTCTTCAATACTAAAAACAATTTTACCGTTCTTGAGTAAGCACACACTGGCATTGTGCCCGCGGGCGATTGCCGCGATCCATATATCTCTACGTCCGTAATCTAATTCCATAGTTTTTCCTTAAAATCCACGCGGCCTAGTCGGCCATTCAAAATCTTTTATATCTGATCTAGCTATTGCATATTCGCAAGCACGTTTATCTACATTTAATTTTACATGAATTGTATCGATAAAGTCAACCACTTTATGTGCAGTCAGCATGGTTTCATCAGATATCTTTAGCCGTTTCTTTAGTTCATGTTCTATCCAAAGTACATGCTGTCTTGGGCTAGGATGAAAATCATAAAATTGTACACGCTGTGGTATATCATAAAATAGATATGTCAGCTGAGGATATCCGTTGCACAACTCCTCAAGCGGCATTAACCAGTGATCAGCATGATCTCCCCAAATAGGTTTTTCATATACTTGCAATTCTGGCACCATTTTCCAGGCAAGTTTTTCTGTAGTCTCGCCTGCTTTTTGAACAAACTCAGTAGTTTCACCGTAGGTTTTATCATTGCGTAGGTCGCTACCTAACATTCTAATGTCGCCGATACTAGTCATGTACCATTCACACCCTGTTGATTTTAACAAGCCCTGTGTTAGTGATATGTTATTTAGAGTGTGCATTATAAATGCAGGTTCAAAAAAGAATGTATCAATCCATTTCTTATCGTACAGTTTTTCATTAAGGTATCCAAATACACTACCCATGGTTTTCCAACCACGTGGACGACCTAGTATTTCTTCTTGATGCCACCAATCATTACGTATGTGGCTAGACCACTGTACTATTACTACATCGTTCTCGCAAAATTTATACTTCATGTTGGCTTCAGCAACACGTTCAGCAATAGCACGATTTCCCAATCCGGACATGCCCCAGTTTTGTACTTCTGCGAATTCGATGCCTAAGAAATTTGCCCAAGTAGGCCATGCATAGCTAGTATAGCTACAACCAAATGCAAATAATCTGCGAGGTTGTTTCATTATATTCCTTTGTAATCAAGTGGATGCCACTTTTGTATCAATTCTACTTCAAAATTTTCTAATTTTGAATTACGATGTTTTACTTCTTCTACGAGACCTAGTAAATCGCTATAAGGTGTATCATTTATTGGTAAATCTAGTTTTGGTTTAATCACACGGTTAATATATGATATATGCTGTCTGGGACTAGGATGCATATCTCTGAGAGATTTACCATCATCAGATTCAAATGCCCAACTTAGCATATCTTGTTTCCAAGCGTGTGGTCCTATAGGGTCTAACCAATGCTCAGCATACTTACCCCAAATAGCATCTTTATAAAACAAAAATTTCTCGTACTCGGGATCTTCCCAAATAGTGTAATCTGGATTTTCTAAAGTTAATGCATCTCCATAACTGTCGTTTAGAATATCATTACCTAGCTTAGGCAAATCTGACATGCTGGTCATTAACCAAGTGCATCCAGTTGATTCTAACAGCCCCTGAGTAGCAACAATATTGTTTAAAGTATGCATAAAGAAAGACTGCCCATCGAAGAATTGTGCAATCCATTTTTGATCATATACCGGCTGATTAATATAGTTAAACATACTTCCGCCAGTTTTCCAACCCCCTTGCCAAGCGAGAGGATCTTTTTTCATATAGTTGAGTCTACGGCGTCCAGTATGATAATCATTACGTAGATAGCTAGACCATTGTACAATGATTATATCGTCAGAAGTAAATTTGTTTATAGCGTGACATTGGGCAACCCTCTCGGAGATTGCCCTATTTCCTATGCCCGGATAACCCCAGTTTTCAAACTGGTTAAACTCTGATCCTAAAAAGTCTGCCCATGTAGGCCAAGTATATTGTGTAAAACTACATCCAAATGCAAACAGACGTTTCATGTTAACAGGTTTTACAAGTCTCAGGTGCTTTGGTTATTGCAACTGTTGACGGTGCAGAAGTATTACGATATTTTGCTGACTGTTTTAGTACACTTTCAATGATAGCATCTTCAATCTTATCATTCATAGTCATGATGCCATCGTTGCCTCGGTCAGCTACTTCATCCATAGTGATACGTATTGGGCTATAGCGTCTGCGACCCTCACCTAGATCCATGACTACAAAGGTGTCTTCTTCTGGGTATGAAACATTTATACCAAAGGTTGACCCCATTATAACGCTGGCTGGTTTATGGAATGCATAGGCCAAATGCTGTCCTACACTGTCGCATCCTAAGAAATAATCCGACTGTGCAATAATTGAAGCCCATTGACGTAGGCTAACATTTTGTGGAATTGCAACTAACTCTTTACAGCCATGCGCACTGAAATCAATACCAATTTCGCTCATAATAATGACTGCAAATTTCTTTTGTAGTTTCTTAACAATGCTGACTACATGATCGGCTTCAAAACTACGACCTGATGGATCAAAAATAATACCATCTTTGGCAGTAATGCCCCGACCAAACGGTTGGAAAACAATTACTCGATCTTTTTTAGTTTTGTCTTTAACTTCTTTAATGACGCTAACACCTGAAAACATCTCTTCGTTAGATAGTTTAATAAATGGGCGTTGTAGTTCGCGGATACCTTTGTTGTTAATTGCAATATCGTATGCCTGTGCAATTGAGCATTTTTGATTATAGTATTCCCAAACACGATATGGTTCTGGACTGACTAGATCTAAGTTGATTAATTTGTCTTCAAACAGATTTTTGTGCCAGTGATCGTAGGCACGTTCATGAAGAATTGGATGTCCTTTATAAAAGTCTGTACCACCTTCGCAGACGATGATAAAGTCTTTACCATTTTCTTCTGCATATTTTTCTAGTGCTGGGATAGAACAAATAACTCTACCGGCACCACCGTTAATAAAGAATGCTTTTCCTCGTTGGCTCATTTAAAAATCCTTATAATTTTAGACTATGATAACATAATCTACTGCACTTGTCAAATTAATTCTACCAAATCTAGTATGGTTTGGAGTTTTGTTTTGATTATTTTGTTTGTAAAACTGTTACGTAACCCTTGGTGTAATGGTTTTGGCGCAGAATCTAGTTTTGCCCAGCACCACCCCATGTGCTCAGTGCTTAATTCTGGAATAAATTCCTCGTTAATTACACAGAGGTATGTATGGAAATTGAATACTTTATCGTTTGAAACGAATGTTTCTAAAGGTATTGATTTGATTACTTTGGGATTGAAACCAATTTCTTCATTGATTTCTCTTTGGAGACCTTGGTAAGCTGTTTCACCTTGTATGTTAGTACCGCCTACAAGGCCCCAAGTTCCTAGATGTTTGCCATTACTTTTTTGTAACAGTAAGAATCTACGTGTTGATTTAGCGTAAAATAACGCACCACTGCAAATAATCCGATCTGTTATAGCTCTAGCTTCCATGAACCCGCTTTATATTCACCTTCAAACGATTTTGCCCAGTGTACACCGTTCCACACATACTGGACCCCAGTGTATATATTCGTTTGATAGATGATGCGGCTGGATTCTTGGCTACTATTAAAGATTACGTGCCAGGCACCGGCGTGCCATTCTATGATATCATTAGCATTTGCGGCAAAAGTGCCCCAGGCTGCTGTTCCTGGATGAGTAACGTTACCTGAATCTATGTAAGTTCTATTTGTGCTTCCTGCAATGTCATCAACAATAAGGAAACGATCTCCGTCAACTACAGCACTCATACCGTGTCCTGGATAGATTTTAGTAGGATCAATAATGGCATCAAATGTGCCCGGACTTCTTGAACGATACTGTGTACCAGTACCGTAGCCTAGCATTGGATATACGATGCCTTGGCTGTCAACGTTGGTATTAGTTGGGGTAGTATCTTGATCCCAACTGATCTGGAGCATAGTAGGATCTAGACTTGAAACGGCGATAGTACCGATTACATAAGTGCCATTTGATTGTACTAGTAATATTTTACTAACACCTGCGATGTATTTTCCATGACCACTATATTGTTGGAATAATTCTTCCCAATTGACTGTAGTACCTTGACGAGTAGGAATATCTAATGTAGGTTCCGGCGGAACTACACTTTCACTATTTGGCATTAAAAATGCCTGACTATTATAAACCTGTATTTGATAGTTGTCTACTGTAACTATCTGAGTACTTAATGTTGCACCTAGACTTGGTGAGTTGTCGGTTAACGGCATACCTAATCCGTCAATGTATGTGCTAGTATCTGCGGCAAAGTTGTCGTGTATGTTAGTAATGATACTAGTAATAACACCGAGATGTTTAACTTTAACAGGTGGACTAATCCATATTGGCGCGGTTAAGGTTATATTAGCAATGTCAATAGGATCAGTTGTGCCAACCGGAACTTGCCTACTTGACCAACTCATAGATGCGATACTTAGAACACTGAGACTAGTCCAGTCAACATAGTTGTCTGTAGTTTGTATTTCCATTGTAGGATTAAACAACACTAGGATCTGTTCTAAAATTTGTAATTTTTGTTCTGTACTTGCTGACCAAATATCCACCTTCATAGTTAGCTTAAATGGTGTTGGCATTAGTCTTTCAACTGTGTAGTTACGCCCCTGACCTTGTGTATAGGTATGTGTTCCGGTATCAATATCACGTTCTCGGAATTGTAGCTTATCGTAATGTGTAGAATCTGCTAATCGAGAACTATCTAATTCTAACCCGGAAATGTACACAGCAATCTTTGGAACTGGTGCAATGCCATTTTCACTGTTTTGATTAATGACAGATGCTGCCTGTCTATCAGGATCACCGTACTGCACAGGTACACGGTGTAGTGTTCCATCACCGTACTTGACTACAAAGTTACTAAACACACGTATAGTCTGTACTAGATATCGTCTTATCTGCCCATCATAAAAAAATTGCATTAGAAATCCGCCTTAGGTCTAAGAGCAGTTGACAAGCTCTGTTTAATAGATTCTCTGTTTTTGTATAATCCAACCTTCCACTGGCCATCGTACGGTATAGTTTGCTGTACTTGCACACCTAAACTATTAGGAATTGTAGGAAGTGTTATTTGTAGGTATGTGTTGCTTCCACTAGTATAACTAGATATCAGTGTTTGAGTCGGATAGTCAGCAACTGTATAACTAATTTCAGTGGTATCTAGTTTGAATCCGATATATGGAACTGTTAGATATGCTACATCGTATACCTGTTTGGTTTGTATCACATAAACACCGTTGGACAGCATGACGTATGTCTGTATAGCCGCATCATTATAGATGTAGCTGTTATCATTATTAATGAAACTTGTTTTTTGTGTTTGACGAGTATCAGTATTGGTCATGTTCATGCGTACTGCATCTTCAACTTTTATCCATCTACTACCATCAAATCTAAAAAGTCTGTTAGGCAAAAAATCTGTGCGTAAAAAGAAATCATCAGTTTGTGCATTTGCGGGAAACTGTATACCAAATCCAAAATCATAACCGTTTTGCGGATAACCATCACCGACAAGATATCCAGTATAACCTGTACGCACTGGAACACCTGCTGTAGATGATGCATTAATATTGCTAACATTACTGGCATTTAATCCTGTTTGATTAACTGTTTCTAAAACAGGCTTGCCGTTACTTGGATCAACTGCTAGAGTATAAAATTGTCTAGTTTCAAATCCGCTCTTAGCGGCATCTGCTTCACCTTGTTGTATTACAGCATCGTTGACTGTGTACAATGCTGCCAAGTTACTCATGATATTACCAAGCGTATTACCTTGCGGGTCTGGATCTCCGTTGGCATCGGTAGCAACTTGTTTTAGGATGTCAGCAAACTGTTGTGAGTTAGTGATCTTAGTACATTTTAATCTGTATAGATGTGGATACCACGTGGCACTAAATCCTTCACTAGCACGACCTACATCTGTAATTTGATAGTAACGAGGTAATCCAATATCCCAATCAGCAAGGGCAAAATTATCACGCAGATGTGGCAATTCAAACACATCGCCGCTCATTGGTTTGCGACCAATACTAGCAATAATATCGTTGATATGAACGGTCATGTAGATCGTATCATTATCAAGAAACAGACCAAACTGACTTAAATTAAAATCAATATTTGCTACGTTGTAATGCCCACGTATTCTATAGATACTAGGATCGTATTTTCTATCACGGTTTTCTAGTAACAACAAATCTTGTATATTTGTAGGACTATCTGTGGCATAATGAGGCTGATCAGCAGTAGCATTTGCAGAAGCAGTATTTGATCCTATATATTTGTGAAAATATAGGTCTGTTCCACCCACAGTAAAAGCTTCGGATATTACTTTATCCATAAACTTATAGTCGTTACCGTGTTCCGGTTTGTATAGTGATAATCTTGGCATATGATATTTATCGCTAGCTAAATATAGTATCGAGGATTTAAAATGGCCGAAGAAACCAACTCAACAAAAGAACGCAATGCGGTATTTGAGTATGTAAAAGACATGCTAGGCGATGGCATGGTTGAAGTAGAGCTTGATCCTAAGCACTATGAAACTGCATTAGATCGCGCAATTAACCGATTCCGTCAGCGTAGCTCAAATGCTGTTGAAGAAAGCTATATGTTTCTTGAGCTAATTCAGGATCAAAACGAGTATCGCTTACCTGATGAAGTTATTGAAGTCCGCGAAGTTTTCCGTAGAGCTATTGGTTCACGTAGTGGTTTAGGTGCAGGCGGAACATTGTTCGAGCCATTCAACTTGGCGTACACAAACACCTACTTGTTATCCGGTACCATGATGGGAGGTCTAGCAACATACGAAATGTTTGCTGGATACCAAAAATTAGTTGGTAAAATGTTTGGTAGCTATATTGAATATAAATGGAAACAACAAAGCCATTTATTAACAATACTGCAACGTCCATTTGCACAAGGCGAACAGGTACTAATTCGCACTTATAACTACCGTCCAGATTATGTAATCTTAACAGATATCTATGCAAAACAATGGCTTCGTGACTATACTCTAGCAACTTGTAAAGCTATGTTAGGCGAAGCACGTAGTAAATTTGGATCTATCGCTGGCCCTGGCGGCGGCGGTATTACATTAAACGGCACTGCACTACAAGCGGCAGGCAAAGAAGAGATTGCTAATTTGGAAAAAGAAATTGATAACCTAATTCCAGGTGGCATTCCTTATACATTCGTACTTGGCTAAAAAACTCTTGACCTTGTAATAAAACTGTTATATACTGTAGTATCTTTAGGAGAGCTACATGATTATTGGAGTATGCGGTTTTATTGGTTCGGGCAAAGATACTATTGCCGACTATCTTACAAATTTCCACGGTTTTCGACGCGAGTCCTTCGCTAACACACTGAAAGATTCAGTGTCCGCAGTGTTCGGTTGGGACCGTACTATGCTAGAAGGACGTACAGCAAGTGCCCGAGAATGGCGTGAGCAAGTTGATCCATGGTGGGCAGAACGCCTAAACATGCCTAATCTAACTCCACGCTGGGTCCTACAGTACTGGGGAACTGAAGTTTGTCGCAAAGGGTTCCATGATGATATTTGGATTGCCGCTCTAGAAAACAAACTACGCAACAGCAAAGACGATATTGTTATAAGTGACTGTCGTTTTCCTAACGAAATTAAATCAATTAGAGCCGCAGGTGGTATCGTAATCCGTGTAAAACGTGGCGAAGATCCTGTTTGGTATCGCGATGCTTGTGATGTCAATGCTGGTGATAAGTGCTTAAATTATTCAAGAGCTAAATCACGCTTAGATGAACTAGGAGTACATGCTTCAGAAACAGCGTGGTGTGGAACTAAGTTTGATGCTACACTTGATAATAACAGTAGTATAGATGATCTATATGCTGAAGTTAAAGATCTGGTACAAGATCACCTTGTTTCCAGCGGACACCTTCCTGGTGTAGAGTTCGCTGACAGTTTGCACATACCGTCTTAAGATTAGTATGACGGCAGTTATTTAAATCGCCGTCTACATGAAATACATTAAACACTGTTCTGTGTTGTGATCGAAAACCGCATTTATCACATGCGGTTTTCATTTTGTATCCTGCTGTTTGCCAACGTGGTACTACACTAATACCCTTTAGGCAGGCCTCGCACTTACGTCTATAATAAGCGCGACCATTTTTGTAGTAGTTTAAGGCTGCCGGACGCTGTCCGCAGGAGCATAAAGGTCTCATACAAATATTTAAGCCTTTTTCACCCCTTTTTCACCTAGTATTACAGGTATAAAAACTCCAAATGCCATAAATACAAATAGAATTGTATTCATTGGAGATTACAGGATGGCCACATTAAATTCACCAGGCGTAGCAGTCACAGTCGTAGACGAATCGTTCTATGTACCCGCTGCACCAGGAACCGTACCCCTTATCGTTGTTGCTACAGCGCAAGACAAATTAAACGCTGCCGGCACCGGAACAGCTACAGCTACTAAAAAAGCTAAAGCTGGACAAGTTCAGCTAGTTACAAGTCAGAAAGATATTGGAGACCTTTTTGGTACTCCTTTCTTTGAAACTGATGCAAGCAATAATCCAATCCATGCGGGAGAGCGCAACGAATATGGACTACAGGCTGCTTATAGTTTGTTAGGTGTTTCAAATCGTGCTTATGTTGTACGTGCAGATATAGACCTAGGACAACTTAAAGCATCCGGTGCTATCCCAGCAGGTGCTCCACTAGATGGTCAGCTATGGTTAGATACAAGTCAAACAGCATTTGGTGTATTTGAATGGAATGGTAATCCAGCAACTACAAAAGGCGGTCAATCATTTGAAGTTCAAAGCACATACGTAATTACAGATCCACTAAAGGTAGTCAGCTACCCTAGTAATACACAACCACTAGCAAGTATCGGTACTCAAGGTGACTATGCTATAGTTTCTGTTACTAATCTCAACAGACTATGGATGAAAAAATATCAAACAAGCACAGCCGCTGGTACATGGGTAGAAGTAGGTACAGGCGCTTGGGCAGCAAGTTGGCCAACACTAACAGGAACTATTAACAATAGTAGTATTACATTGTTATCAGGCGATACAATTACAATCAACGGTACACAAATTACAGGTGTACTAACACTAACAGCTTTGATCACAGCGATCAACTCTAACTCAACAATTAACACATCGGGAATTACCGCAGCGAATATTAATGGATTCTTGAATTTATATTCAACTGGGGTATCTATTGTTATTGGCGGCTCGGGAATTCCAACTAAGGTAGGCGTTGCAACTGGCACATATCTAGCACCTAAGCTAAGTATTGCACCTCATACACAAATTCCTACATACGGTAGCGTAGATAATCCAAGTTCAGCTAATGGATATCCAACAGGTAGCTTGTGGGTAAAAACAACCCAACCAAATCAAGGTGCTAACTGGTTTATTAAAAAATATTCAGCGGCAACAGCCAAGTGGACTACACTAACAACTAACCTATATGCAACTAATCAGGCAGCACTAGCTGGACTTGACCCACTAGGTGGCGGTATTAATCTAGCAAAAGGACAGTTGTATATCAAGTATGATGATGCAGAAACAGCCGATGTATTGTTAGCTAACTTTAAGGTATATGAGCGTCTAGGTGCAGGCAAGACCGATATTAAATCAATAAACATTACAACCGGTACACTCACAGCTGGATCAAATTCATTCACAATTTCAGAAAGCGTGAATGGTAGTAGTTCGCTTACATCAGCAACAACAGTTACATTTACAGCTAGTGCTGTTGGATATGATGCAACAGCATTACTAGCAGCACTAACAGCAGCTCTTCCAGCAAGTACAAACATTGTAACAAGTATTAACACAACCACAAACGCTATTACAATCACACATGCACAGGGTGGTGATATTAGATTAGTTGACGGTACAAATACTCCAATTGCTAAACTATTCTCAATAGCAAGTACTACCAACTTCTATGCTGATCCAACAAGCAACGGCAGCGATGGTAAATTTATTGCCACACAGTGGGCAGCAACAATCGGTGGTATAAGTCCAGTGATTCCAAGTGCAAGCGCACCAACAACTGTACCTGCAGATGGTACATTATGGTATGATTCAACATTAACTGATGTTGATCTTATGATTCATAATGGTACACAGTGGGTCGGTTATCTAAACTACTCACAAATTGCATATGGCGGTCCAGCAACAACTGATGCTAACGGTCCTATCGTTAGCGGCACGATGCCAACAGTTAATAGTACTGGCGGTCCTTTAGCCAACGGTGATATTTGGGTCGATTCTAATATCACAGTGTTAGAAGGTTACCCAGTAATTTTTAGATATAACTACAATACGAAAACATGGGTATTGATTGATAACAGTGATCAAACTAGTGCTTCCGGTGTAGTATTTGCAGATGCACGTTGGGGTGCAACTGGTACACAAGCAGCGGCACAGTCAAGCGGCACAGGTACACCAGACAGCATCCAAGCACTGCTAACCAGCAACTTTGTTGATTTTGATTGCCCAGATCCTGCACTATATCCAAAAGGTATGTTGCTATGGAATACACGTCGTTCAGGATTCAACGTTAAGCAATATAAAGTTGGTTATGTCAATGTACTACAGCGCAATGCAATGTATCCACACACAATGGGTGTGCTAGTTCCAGAGCTAATGACAAATTATTATCCAGATCGTTGGGTTACAGCGTCTGCTAACCAACCAGACGGTTCAGGTTCATTTGGTCATATTGCACAACGTCAGGTTGTATTGCAAGCTCTTAAAGCAACGCTTCAAAGTAATCAACAGATCCGTGACACTGAATCACGTGTGTTTAACCTAATGGCTTGCCCAGGATATCCAGAAGTTATTCCTGATCTTGTAACATTAAACTATGACCGTGGTATTTCAGCATTTGTTGTTGGCGATACACCAGCACGTTTAACACCAGATGCAACAACATTAAGTAACTGGGGTAACAACGTTAACAAGGCGCTGTATGACAGTCAACAAGGTCTTGTAACAACTGATCCATACCTAGGTGTTTACTACCCATGGGGTTATTCAACAGATAATCTAGGTAACGCGATTGCTGTACCTCCAAGCCATATGATGTTACGTACAATCGCTCTAAGCGACAACGTTTCTTATCCATGGTTTGCTCCAGCAGGCACACGCCGTGGTGGTATTACAAATGCATCAGCAGTTGGTTATGTAGATTTCCAAGGCGAATTTAAATCAGTAGCATTGAACAGCGGTCAGCGCGATACATTGGCTAGCATTCATGTTAACCCGATTACATATCTATCTGGCACAGGCTTGGTAGCGTATGGCCAATATACACGTCAACTAACAGCAAGCTCATTAGATCGTATCAACGTAGCACGTCTAGTAATTTACCTACGTGGCTTGTTTAATCAGTTGGCAAAACCATATGTGTTTGAACCAAATGATAAGATCACACGTGACGAGTTAAAAGGACATGCAGACAGCTTACTATTAGAACTAGTAGGACAACGTGCTCTATATGACTACTTGACAGTATGTGATACAAGTAATAATACACCTGCACGTATTGATCGCAGTGAACTATGGTTAGACGTAGCAATTGAACCAGTAAAAGCAGCGGAATTTATTTACATTCCAATTCGCTTAGAAAATACTGGCGCAATCAAAGGTCTAGCAAAATAATCGGAGCATAACAAATGGCAATTTCATCATTAAGTAAATTTACAGTTCCACTAGCATCAGACCAGAGTGCTGCTTCGCAAGGTATGTTAATGCCTAAGCTCAAGTATCGCTTTAGAGTGATGTTTGAGAACTTTGGCGTATCAACACCAACAACTGAGTTAACTAAGCAAGTACAAGACGCTGCTCGTCCCAACATGCAGTTTGCAGATCAGAAACTTGAGATTTACAACTCAACAATTCACTATGCAGGCCGTCCAACATGGCAAACTATGAAAGTCACATTACGTGATGATGTAACAGGTGCTGTGTCTAAGCTATGCGGCGAACAACTACAGAAACAGTTTGATTTCTTTGAACAAGCATCAGCTGCTTCAGGTGGTGATTATAAGTTTAGTATGCGTATTGAAATCCTAGACGGCGGTAATGGAACATTAACACCAAACGTACTAGAAACTTGGGAATGTTACGGTTGCTATGTTACACAGATCAACTATGGTGACATCAAGTATTCAGAGCAAACACCAGTAATGGTTGAGTTAACAATTCAACCAGATAACTGTTTACAAGTTACAGGTGGTGCTGCGGCTCCAACACAACGTACTATCGGT